TCAAGCATCGCACAGAGCTTTCTTGCGAGCATCGGAAATCTCTTCAAAGACGCATGGGGCGAGCTCGGCACGATGCTTCAGAGCTCGCTTTTAACTAATGCGAACACTCGTGAGAACGCATTTAATTATGGGTTCTCTGCAAGTGAGTCATACGGCTTCGACAAAGCCAAGCAGATGTTGGGCATACAGAGTGAAGAAGACCTCTGGTATATGAACGACACGCAAAAGAACAAATTCCAGGAAATCATGACGAAATATTCTGAGAAGTACGAGCAACTTTATGACAGTGGCTTCTTTGACAAATATCTCGAATTTCAGATTGAAATGGAAGAGTTCAAGCTTGACATGCAAATGGAAATCGTCGAGTTCTTTATGGAAAACAAGAACACAATCAAAAAATTCATGGAGATTTCGATGGATGCTATGCAGTTCATTGTTGACGCATTAAGCTGGCTTATGGACTTCTTTGGTGGAAGTGAACAAACATCAGATGAAAAGAAAATCGCAAACATAAATGACATAATTTCAGGTTATACTTCAACGAGTAATGTGAGCACGAGCTTTACAAATAACAACACTTTCAACGGCACAACAGACTCACAAAAACAGGCGTATCTTGATATGCTTAACGCTCAAATGGTTGAAGCAAAACGAGGTTTGGGAGGTTAACATGGAATACGCAGTTCTAATCTCATATATCGACCCTAATGACTCAACAAACGCGGTTTCGATTATTCTCGATACTGTCAACGATACAAACATCACTGCGAGCTCGACTGTGACAGAACACCCGACTGTGAATGGCACGCCGATGGCTGACCACATGTACAAAAACCCGATTGACTTAACACTTAATGGCACGTTCTCGCTTAATGGCAAAAAAGCGATACTCATCGATAAAGCGGGCAAGAGCTTAGCACGTGTTGAGCGAATGTTTGAGGACATCAAAAACAAGGGCGTTCTTTGCACAATTACAAAAATTAAAATCGTCGATAGTGACCATACTCCACAATTTACAGTTCGAGAGAATATGGTACTGCAAAGCATTACGTGGACTGAGAAGATAAACTCACTTGGCTTTACATTTACCTTCAGAGAAGCTTTGCGAGCAGATGTTCAAACTTACAATGTTGACCCTAGTGATAGATTTGCGCCAGATATAACTTATGCTGATGCTTCAAGCTTTAGCGATACACTTCTTGACTGGGATGCTGTTGATAAAGAGGTTTTACAAGCACTCATCAATTACAAACTTGCTGCAGATGATTTTCTTGAATATCTCGCAACAATTTCTGTTGGCTCGCTCATTGCAATTGGTATAGGTGCTGCGGTTGCTACAGCACTTGCCTCAACACTTGTTGCTCTTGGCGTGACGATTTCAACAATCCCGATTGTAGGCGCGGTTGTTGCAGCAGTTACAGCTGTGGTTATTGGCGTTATTGCTATAGTTAAACTTGTCAAAGAGAGAGCGTACAAAATAAAGGCGTTTAAATATTACAAAAATGCGACGAAACGAGATAAAGAAGTTGAGCGCTTTGTGGAGTTTTACGACAGCATTCACAATAAAATCAGAACGCTTGATGGTGCAATCAAAGTTTGGAGTGTAAGTGAAAATAAATCTCAAGAGACACTTATAAATATCGATAGCTCATACTACATCTTTAATTTTGAGAAGAACAACGTTGACTCGGGTTTTGCATACAAGCTTAACGTGAGCGACATCAATGACACAATGATAAAGTGTACCAATACTAATGTGGCAATCAATTCTTTTACAGACGGCACAGATAACAATATGCTCTTTAAAACAAGTAAAAGTCGAGTATATCTTATTCGAAGCAATAGCACAAACGCAAATGATTTGACATCGTATTTTATTTGCGCATCGCAAATTAGTCCAAAAGACTTTTCTGACGCTCTTACGAAAATCATACAAGAGGCCATCAAATATTAAGTAAGGAGGTGATATCGTGGCAGTAAAAGCTTGGATGCGAGTCTTACGTGTAACACTCACAACGAAAAGTCCCGGTCAGAACGGGAAGAATAAACAACTCGTCATCGAAGAAGACGCCAATGGCGTCGGTCTTGCAATGTCAATAAGCGGTAATAAATACATGAGTACGCTCAAAGACAATTGCACTGTCAAGATAAGCAACCTCACTTATGTTGAAATTATTCGTATCATCACAGGTCAGTTCTACAATGTTAAAATTGAATGCGGATATAAATCAAGCTCTGTGCAGACAATCTTTGAAGGCGGTGTCATGTATATCTCAAATCTTAGAGAGAGTGTCGACACCAACACTGTCACAATACTTTGTGCTTCGCACCTTGTTGCAACTTATGGTCAAAGACGTATCAATTTGAGTTTTAACTCTGGCATCAACATGTACTCGGCGATAAACTTTGTATGTAAAGCTGGAGGCGTTCCGAACCCGAATATTTCGACACAATTCAAGAAGCAATTCTTGGAAGGCATTGAGAACGCACATAATCAAACGGCAGCCGAATGGGTCAATGACCAAACGACAAAAAAAGGTTCGTACATATCGAGCTCGGATTGCATAGGCAATTCGTTCATGACATTATTCGATGCAAGCAAGAGCAATGCACGTGTGATAAAACTTAATGAAGATACGTTGCTTTTAACGAACGGATTTCCTCGTATGACAGCCGATGGCTTGATATTTTCTGTCATGCCGACATTTGCATTTCAATGCGGTGATACAATTGTAATGAACAACTCGCTTATTCAGATAAGCGTTACATCTCAGAATGAAGCAACAAAAAATCTTGGCGGCTTACTTGATGAGAATGGTCAGTATATGATTTACGAAATACATTACGAGCTCGAAAATCGAGGTCAGAACTTTTATTTGGAAATTTGCGCTAAGACACGCTCGAGAATTTCGGCGTATCTTGGAAAGGAGTTAAGTTAATGGCACAACATGGTAACGACAGTGAAAATAGTTCGTTCTTGGACGTGTGCTTTGCGCTTAAGAATAACGTGTTTAGAACGCTCAATGTTGCAGACGTTTGTGTTATTCGAGAGATAAATGGCGATGCGCTCAGATGTGAGTATATCACAGATGCCAACACAAATATTGAGTGCACTAAGCTTGACGGTCTTGACATAAAAGTGAATGACGTCGTTTTGGTCGTTTTTACGAGTAATGACTTTCGAGCAAGCTTAAACGCATTTAAAGCAAATCAAGCCAATACTGATGCTAAGACACTCACATTTCATGAAAAGAGTTATGGCGTCATCGTCGGTTTGATATATAGAAAACCGGAGGTAAAGTAAGAGATGCTTAAAGACAGAAAATTTGAAATTGGTAATTTCATTCGACTTGCGAGTGCAGGTATGGAGGTTGCAGAATTCGTTGATGTAAGAGATGCAATTATCAAACGCTACAAAGAAGTGTATGGGTCAGACATCGACCTGAGCACTGCAAGTGCAGATGGCGTATTTATCAACGACATGGCTCTTATTATCAACAATATCTTACAAATTATGAAGAGCCTTTATTCAAATCTTAACGTTGACACTGCAAGCGGTGTTTATCTCGATGCACTTTGCAGACTTGCAAATGTTAACAGAATGAGTGCTACAAAGAGTACGGCATCAATAATCGTAAAGAGCTTACTTACAACTGGCGACCCTGTCACATTCGGCGATGTCGATGAAAACGGTAATGTTGTAAATCAAATCACATTCGTTGATAAGGCGGGCACCGAATGGGTGAGTGACGCAAGCGTAACACTTGGACCTGGCGAGAATGCTGAAGTCAAGGTCACTTGCACAGAGGCAGGTCCGGTCGATGCTCCTGCAGGATGGATAAATCAGACCATGCTTGTTATGAACCTCAGTGTTACGCAAACAGCGGACGCAATTCGCGGTAGTAATGAAGAAACAGATACGGAGCTCAGACAAAGACGTGCACAATCGTCAGGTGCAAACGGCATAAGCGTGCTTGAAAGTCTTGTTGGTGCTTTGCTTGAAGTTACAGGCATTGATGACGTAAGCATTTACAACAATAACACGTTGGAAAATGCTACCGCGAAAGATGGCACAGTAATTGCGCCTCATAACATATATGTCGTTATTCGTCAGCAAAAAGGATTGAACATCGATGACTCAACAATTTGTGACTTAATCTACACAAAACTTACGCCAGGCATCAAAACAACTGCTTCGGCAGCTGTAAGCGAGAATGGCATAGCAAAGAGTTACAAGTTCATTCCACAGATGTTGGGCGTTACGATAAACTATCTCAATCAGTTCGTGTATTGGAAGAACGCTGTTGCAATCAAACCTACAATCACAGCAAAAATCAAGCCTACACAATACTTCACCGAAAATGAAATCAATGTCATTGCACAGGAAGTTTACAACTATGCGAACAACATCAAACTTGGCGATAGCATTGATGCTGACAGAATTTTCATTGCTATTCTTGATGCTGACCCTGAGTTTAAGGGACAGAGAACATATACTGTGTCTGCATCAGATGTGAGCGTTACAAGTACAGACAATCCGGATACGTATTACGAATACTCAACTGTGTTGTTTGTAAAGAATGATGATAATACTTACACGCTCACAATTGAATAAGGAGGTCGTATGCAACATCTTATTCCACTGATAATACGAGAGTTCAGATATTATGAGCGAAAGCTTCCACTATACTTGCGTAATGATGATTGTTTTGTCGAACATTTCAGACTGTGGTATGAGCTCATGATGGGAGAGGGCGACGACGATATGGGCATCGCAATAAGCGAGTTCAAAGGCGTCTCACCTACAAGTGATTTACTCTTGTGCTTGCTTAACATTTATGACAAAGACTTTCTCAACACTATCTCACAACTCAAAGACTACAATAACAATTGCGATATTCTTGATATGCTTGGCAATTTGTTTGGCATTCGCAGAACATTTTCACTCGAGTATTATGCATCGGCAACAGCTCAGACAAAAACTGCAGCAACAGTTTCATTGACAGACAAAGAATTTTTGACACTTATTAAAGCGCAAATCATTCGTAATTATTGCAACGGCACGTATGAACAAGTTATGCAATACTATGCAGACGCAGGCTTGCAAATTCTGCCTGTATACAACTCGACATATGACGCAAGTGTTGACGCTTACTTAAATGAGAGTAAAGACGTCACGCCAAACATCAACAAGCTTTTCAGAGGCGGCTACTTAACAGTTGAGCATCTTGGTATTCGTTATACGTATACTATTGCTGAAATGCTGAGAGTTCTTATTTGGGCTGATGCAGATGGCGAGCAAGGCAATTCATTTTGGGCTGACGAAGCTGGAACAATAGGAGGAATATTTGTCGTATGAGAGTTAGACGAATCATTGATGAACAAGCAGGAACAACACGAAGACGAGCTGTCGTTTGGTTTGGGTCATACGGGACTAACACAGATGGCACAGCAAAGTTTGTTGATTCGAATAACAAACATGACAACTTTTCAAGCGAAAACACTATGGTACGAGATTGTCTCATTCAACGCTTGAGCATCATCAAACACGAGCTTTGGTATAATTATCAATATGGCATGCCACTTGTCGATGACGACACAGCAAAAGTCACGATTGACACGTTTGTGATGAAGACGATACAAGAGCATCAAGACGTGTTGGAGATAACTAAGTTTACGAGCTGGCTCGATAAGCACAATTATCATTGCGACGTAAAATTTACGACGGTTTTCGGCAACACAAGCTTGACACTTTGATTATACTTTGAGCACTTTTGGTGATATAATATTTATATAGGAGGATGTGGCATGCGCTTTCTGGTGGCTGAAAAACTTGGCCCTCATAAGTTCAAAACACCTGAGGGTTATCTGATTTGCACGGACGCAATTTTAAGTCGTACGGGTAAGCAGGAATATAAACGTTGTGAAATTTTCGGGGACTCGTGTGACGACCCCGATAAAGTTGTAAATGTAGACCGCACTGATGAAGAGGTGTTCTCGGACAAAGCTATGGCATCGTTTGAGAATAAGCCTGTTTGTATTGAACATCCTGACGTTGATGTGAATGCAGAAAATCATAACGAACTTGCGGTTGGTTTTGTTCGTGACGTTCATAAAGGCGAGTATAAAGGCAGTCCTGTCATGATGGGAACGCTCGTCATTACAGATAAAGACGCGGTTGAAGCTGTTGAGAACAAAGAGTATGAAGAACTGAGCTGTGGATATGACTGTGACATTGAAGACGACGGCAATCCTTGTCAGCGCAACATACGCGGCAATCACGTTGCACTTTGTAAACAAGGTCGAGCAGGTATTGCGCACATTGTTGACAGTGAACTTACAAATGATGTACCTGTTGGTAGGCAAATTGCAACACAAAATCGAAAAATTTTAATGTTCAGAAACACTGACAAATTTAACGATTTGAAAAATGAAGTCAATAAGTTGCAAAACAAAGGTCTTTCGTCGTCTGAACGAAATACAATTGAAAATAGAGTTAAGCGAATCGTTCAAGAATTAAAAGAAGATTATAATGCAGATATGTCAGACGTAAAAAATAATAAAGTTGATGCTACAGAACAAGCAGTTAAAGCGCATTATCGTAAAGCAAACGCATACATTATACAAAGTGGTTTGAATATATCAAAAATATGTGATGAAGAAGGAGTAAAAGATATGAAAGATATTCAAAAGACGACAACCGCTGGCACGGACAAAATCATCTATGTGATGCAGTCGGATATCGATGAAAATCTTTACTTTTACATTGGCAAGACATTCTCTATGAAAGAGGGTACATGGGGCTATACAAAGTTTGAGATGGGCAACACTACGCCTGAACAGCTTAAAGCCGATCTTACAAAGAATGGGTGGCATCGAGTTGTGAAAGGTCCGGCAAAAATTATCGACGCTTCAAACGAAGAGTTAGGTGACGATGATTGGTCTTCTGTTGAAGAAGAGAACTACAAAAAGGCAAATACACCCATTTGTGCAAAAGACGAAGAGTATGTTCAATTGCCAAGAGGTAGATTTAAAGTCGTAACAAAGACAAAGGAAGAACTCAAAAATGAAGGTTATGGCTATCATCATTCTGACAGAGGTTATTCCGTTTATGTAAAGAATAATCAAGCGGTTGCAATTAAAGATAGCGCAAAAGAGAAATTCTTTACAATCGAATACGAACAGGACGGCACAATGTATATTCGTAAAGTGCGTGCTTCTTCGATTGAGGATGCGATTTCGAAAGTGAAAGATGATGGTCATAAAGTCGTCATATTCACAAAACAAGTACTCAGTGAAATGGGTAAAAATAACTCCATCGGCAAGTACGACAGAGTTATTCAAGCAATGCGTTCACTTTATTCTGAGTCTTTGCTACCTGACAATAAACTTAAAGAACTCATTCGTAAAAAAGTACCTGAGTACATTAAGAAGTATGTAAAAGAATGAAAGACGTTAGTGAAGGTCTTCGTAAATATCTTGCAAGTATTCCGCAGTATCAAATTCAAATTGGAGTGTTCAGCACGAAGACAAAACGCAAAACAACTTATAGCGTTAGCATAACGAATGCTGAGCTAATGTTCATACATGAGAACGGGTCTCCCTTGCATCACTTACCTGCAAGACCTGTGCTCAAAATGACACTTGCGTACGGGACTTCGCTTCTTAAAAACACGATGGCGAAAGGACTCAAGGCATATCTTGCGAGCGGTGTGTCCGGACTTGAGAAAGAGCTTAACAAGCTCTGTATAAGAATGGAGAACTACGCTCGTGAGATTATATACTCAAACGACGGCAGGCTTGCTCCGAACGCACCGAGTGTTGCAAAACGCAAGCATGGCAATCACCCGTTATTTGATACAGGACAGCTTGCTCGAAGCATAACTTGCAAGCTTGTTCGAGTCTAAAAAGGAGGTAATAAAACATGATTGAAGACGTAAATGAAATTGCTATTGCTCTTAAGCACATGCAAGAAGAGCAGTCTCGACTTGCAGGACAGAACAACACAGGCGAGCAGTCTGAAAATGTTGAATGCATTGAAACAAAAGATGAAGTCGAGATGGTCGAACCTGAAGTTGTGGCAGATGCAAAAGTTGAAAATGTAGAGAAGTCTGTTAGCAAAGTCGTTGAAAACTTACCGCGCACAAACCCTATGCCCATGCCTACACCTGCATCGCAGTTTGGTGCAGCAATGGAGCAAGTCAAGCTCAACGTGTTAGCTGGTGCGAGTACAGAAGATGAACAGTTCGTCGGTAAAGTTAAAGGAACACTTAAACGTGCAGCAGTCAAGCACACAGAAGTTGAAGAAAAGAAAGCAGACTTCGAAAAGCAAAAGGTTGATTTTGCGAGTGAAGTGCTTCAGACAGAACAACAGAAGAATGAGCATCGAGCTATTGAAGATAAATGGGCGAACAGAGAACGTAAACGACAATATCATTACAACGGTGTAAAGCCTATAATGATGTTTGTTGGCATCAAAGAACCGCTCAATCTGTTCTTGCTTTACTTATTTACGTTCATTCTTGCACCGTTCTTTTTATTGAGCAAGCTCTTAAAGGGAACAATTGGTGCTCTTATTGCGGGAGCATTTGAAGACGACCGTCCAAAGGCTGTGAAAGGCTTTTTGTGGACGTTAATCGCAATTATTGCCGTAATGGCAATCGCTGCTATTGTATATCTATTCCTTAAGTGGCAAGGATTGATATAAATTTTTGTAAAGGAGAAAAATGCTATGAGTCTTATCGAACAAAGGGCTTCGTACATGCATCGTTTGCAGATACTTATCGACGCTCGGCAGAAAGATATCGACGAGAAAGTCGGAGCATTGCGTGCAAAGCTTGAGGCTGAACAGATACAACCGTATCGCGCTCAACTTGAAGCCAAGAAAGTAACGCTCGAAATGAACAAGCTCATCGAATTCATCAACAACATTGATGCGATGCTTGCGTATGAAAATACTATAAATGCTTCGGCTGACACTGTCGAACAAACGAGCGAAACAAAAGAGCAAGTCGAAGTCAAACAGAACGCGGACGCAAGTGTTGAGCAAAAGGAGGTCAAAGAGAATACGGAAACGTTTCACGGAGACGCTCATGACAACACTGCAGGAAATCTCGCCGACGCCGTTCCGGTCAATTCCGAGCATGTTAAGACCGCAGAAGAGCTTGTTGGAACAAGCTTCGATGCAATCGCAGCCGACCTCGCTGACACTAAGGCAAAGCTTCAGTCTGTTGCTGAAGGTCGTCCTGGCATGCCTGGCATTGTATTGCCTCGTCGTTGACAAAGGAGGAGCTATGGAAAAAATCGAGCTGATTTTGAAAATCGTATATGTTGTTGCTGCATTTTTAGCTGCGGCAATTCCATTGTGCATTATGCTCATTAAAGCAATCAAATCAAAAATCAAAATCAGTAAGCAACTCGTCGATACTGCCGATGAAGCCGAAAAGGCTAAGTTGGATGCGGCGAATTCGGCAGCCACAACCGAAATGCTTGCTGTTTGTGACGAACTGATTGCGAAAGCGGAAGAGTTGTATGCGGGTGTTTCAGATGTATTGAAGCGAGAAGGAAAATCTGCGGGCATCGTAAAGAAAGACAGCGTCATGGCTAAGCTTCAGGCATACGCGCTTGAACATGGCTACAATTTTGATGCAGCATACTGGGATAAGAAAGTTGACGACAAAGTCGCATTGACTAAGAAAGTTAACGCATCAAAGTAATTCACAGGATAACTTCTGGGACACACATGGTCGAGTATAATAGGAATATTATACTTAGCCATTGTGTAGTCTCAGAATTAAAACTGTGAACTCATGATGTAAAAGAGTTTTACGTATGATTATATCTTTTGCATTTTTAATGTTATAATAATTATATAAATAAGTTTAAGGAGAAATGACCACATGAAATTCAATGTTCGTGATGAGGACGGCAAGGAATATAAGGTCGAGGAAATCGAAGAGGTCGAAAAGACTGATGACGAGGACAAGACCAAAAAGCCCTTGACCAATTCTTGTACAAACGACGATGCGCTCACTCCTGACGAAATCGCAAATCTTAAAAAGCTCGCCGGCATTGCCGACAAGCTCGCTGCTCTTATCAAGACCGATGACGAAGAGGTCGAGGAAGAGAAAGTGGAAGAGGAAGAGGAAATCGACGACGAGGACGAGCAAATCGAGGAAGTGATTGACACCGACGAAGACGAGCCCAAGAAAACAAAGGACTCCATCAAGAAAAGCGCCGGCGCAATCGAGAAAAAGAGAAAGACTACGACCGACGACAGTGTTGTTGAAGACGACATTGCCACGGCCTGGGCAAAAAGATACGGAGGTAATAGATAACTATGGGACTCATCATCAAAGACAAAATCCCGATGTTCATGAAAGGCTATCCCACCGTTTCCGACAAGTATAACGTTGCCGGCGGAACACTGGACCAGGCGTCCGCCCCCGTCGAATTCGGCGACTTACTTGTATACGGCACAACGAAGGGGTATTTTGCGAAGCCTACAACGATTACGAATGTTTCCGAAATCGCAGGCTTCATTCTGGCAACGAACGTTAAGCTCACGACCGAATGGCCGGGCGAAACCGTAAAGACGCTTCCGGGCGAAGCATTCAACTTGCTCATTAACGGCTTTATGGCTATCGCGCTGGACGAATCTGCGGTTGAGGCAAACGTTAAACCCAATGCAGCGGTGTACGCAACACCTGCAGGAAAGTGCACGACTGAAGCCGGTGCTTCGAACGCGAACTTCAAACTGCCGAATGTTGTCTTCACCGGCATGGTCGAAGCACACGGCGACGTGTTGTTCGCCGAAATCTACGTCAAGTAAGGAGGGCAATCAATAATGGAAGGAACATTCACTCCGAGCACCGTTACAAAAAACTTCTTCGTCGACAGCGTTTCGGCCTCTCATAGAGGTAAATGCTTCGGCTTAAGCGACATGTATGGTTCTCGTATGCGCAGAGCATATGTTGGGGATGCGAAAGTTCATGATACAAACTTTGCATTCTTGACTACAACGCTCGCTAAGCTTCATACAAAGCTTTACGAGCCCAAATATTTCGTCACATACAATAAGGACGTTTCGGTCGACGTCGGCGGTGGTTTCGTTGATTACGTTCAGTATTACACGGTCGACTGGGCCGGTATCATGAACGAATTCAGGAACGTAGTTGGTAACAACGCTAACTATATTCCGCGCGTTAACGCCGGTCTTAATCAGAAACGCGTAAATGTCTTCACATTCGAGGTTGCGTATGACTTGCGCTTCATCGAACTCGAGAAGATGAAGAAACTCACGCTCCAAAAGAGTATTCAGGATATCTACAGCAACGCGATTGTTGCAGGTTGGGACTTATTCGTTCAGAAGGTTGCATATACCGGTATCGAAGGAACAACCGGCATGTTTAACAATGCGAACGTCATGGTTACGACAATCGACAACAGCGGTGCTTCGGCGGCAAACTCCGGCTTCAAAGGCATGGAGGATGCAGATGTTGTGGCTTTCTTCAACGGTGTTTTTGAGTCGTATTTGCTCAACAGCGGCATGAACATCAGCATCATGCCCGACACGTTCCTCGTTCCTACGTTTGTCGGTTCGGATTTGAGTTCTCGTTTCTCGGCGCTCTACACGAATACGTTGCGTAAGTTCATTCTGGACCACAACCTCGGTACCGACGAATCGTCCGGCGAGGTCAAAATCAAAATCGAGTCCAGACCTGCGCTTAACAATATGGGCGCCGGCGGACATGGCCGTATCGTGGCATATAAGAATGACAAAGACTTCGTTCGCCTCGACATGCCGTATCCGATGCAGCATTACATCACGTTGCCCAATATCGACAAAATGTCGTATACTTCGGCGTTCGTTGGTCAGGTGTCCGAAATTCAGATGCCTTATAACACGAAAAACGACGAATTCGGCGTTGTGTCTTATTGGGACTTCACGAAGTAAGCGACGAACAAATAATTTTGCACATGCGTCGACAACGACAACAATGTTGTCGGCGCATTTTGCATAGAAGGAGCAAAGTATGAAAAGTTTTATCGTAGATACGGGAACAAAAAAATACGCTGTTTCGGCCAACACTTACGATGAAGCCATTAAAGCCGTTAAAGCAATTCAACTGAAAGATGAAGCATCACCTCTTCAAACAGTAAATGCGTTGCTTGAGGATGAAAAGGCTGCGGTGGATGCGTATAATGTCGCACTTGAAAATCTTAAAGGCAAACTTCCGGATGAGTCTTACAGAGCTATTGAAGCTATTCGAAATGATGAAAATCGTCACATTGAAAACTTGATGGCAGTCGTAAACGGAAACGTCACGGAAAAGAACCTTGAAGATAGTGTGAAAGACGACGTAGATGACTATAGGCAATATGTTCAGGCGGCAACTCGTGGTTTGGACGCACTCAAAGCAAAACGTTTTGGCGAGGCGTTGCATAAGTTTGAGCTTCTTACAAAGTGGCTCAAAGAAGACTTACATCAAAGATAAGAGGTGAAAGTATGGCGATAATCGGAATACAAACGGATAGAAAAAACCCGGCTTTCACAATCGCCGACTTCACCTTCTGGATGCCGCAGTTCAAGCAGTTTATGGACACAGATGAAGGTCAAACGATGTTTGACAATCTCTATGAAATTGCGAACGCAAAAATCTTCAAAAGCATTTACGGTTCTGACTGGAAGCTTGCTATGAGCTATTGCATTGCGCATTACGCAACGCTTATTGCTCAACAGCAGCAAGCGCCTGTTGGAGATACACTTGAGTCAATCGCTGGTGGCGGCACAACAAAGGGCGTCCTAAGCTCAATGAGTGTTGGTGGCTTTTCTAAGTCATACGATATTGACAAAACGATGAGTGCTGACGATGAAGCAAAATTCTGGAATCAAACCTCGTATGGTGCTGCCTTGTGGGCGCTTTTGAAAACAAAGAACATCGCAAGTATTTTTGTTGTAACATCCAATCCTATTCCGGGGGCGAACTAATATGACGAGAACAAATCATCTTGTTGACCCTACATTTTTCTTCGATGCAATCGAGGAGTTCTCGTTTAACTATACAATCTATGTTGTCGGCAAAACGGGTAAAGTCGATGACTATGGCAACACAAAGTTGTCATACGAAAAGAAAACAATTCGTGGTTCGTTACAAGTTCAAACAAAGCGTGAACATCAGTCGAAAGATGGCAACACTGCTGAGGTACGGTATATGTTTTACTGTAAGAGCTTGTATCGTATAGATGTTGGTGACATTATCGAGTATAACGGCGATTTCTTAAGATGTAATGAAACACATCCGTATGATGAGTATGGTTGTAGAGAAGCATCACTTACGATGATACAACTTGCAGCATATAGAGATTTTGCAGATTACATCAAATACTTGAGAGGAGAGAAGCTTATATGAACGCAATCAATGATATCAACGAGCTCAATAAAATTGTTCGTACACAGTTGATTGCACAATCCGAGCTTCCTTCCGATCGAGTTCGTAACGCGCTCTCTACATACGGCGAAATGCTTGATAAATTACTTGTACGAGAAGAGTTTAACGGAATTTGCACATGTGACTCACTCATGTTGTTCGAACTTAGAACAAGAGAGAACGACGGTGATGTAAGCATGACAGAAGTTAATGAGTTTGTAACGTTCTACAAGTCATATACAATGTATGTGATTTTGTATGGCGATGACAGCGCAACAATTATGAACAAACTTATTGCTCGTTTAAGAACGCAAGCAGTGCGTCAGTTGTTGTATGAACAAGGCGTATATATCGAAGAAGTGCGAAATGACACGAGCATGAATGAGTTTAAGAACGATGTAATGTGGCATCGGCACGACGTTGAAATTCTAATCTCGTGCAAAATGAGTATCACGCAGGCGACACCTGACGAAGCATTCGAAAAGATTGAGCCTGTCGATATAATCAATAAAGGAGAACAAAACAATGAATGACATTGATGTAAGACGGTTTGTCGATATCAATATCAAGCAGCATGTGGAGACACAGATAAGTGGTACTCGCGACACGCTTGTGTTGTATACACATGAAGGCACGCTTGGTAAGATATCGGGCAATACTACCGACACTATTTCAGATAAAGAAATTCTTGCTTCATGGGCAGCGGCAAAAGCAGTTTATCCGACTGCAACATTTCCAGACACAAACGTATATCTGTCGATGTATTTTCAAAACTCAGGCGCAAGAGTTGTTGTTATCGAGGGCGTAGACTACACGGCTTTAACAGTCGACATGCTCAAGTCACTTGACAATAAGTTCATTCTTATCGGTCTTTGCTCGGCCAAAACGAATGTTGAGCTTGCATATAATGCGCTTAAAAAGCTTGCTACAGCAAGGGAGACCGACAAAGATATTTACGGTGTAAATGAGAAAATCATCTTTGCAAGAACTGCGACTGCGACAGACACTTCAACGGTTTCGAACTTCGCTTCGAAATACTCGAAAGCGTATGGCGCAGAGATGACAATGGCTGCGTATTTGAGCGGCATAGACGTTTATGGCGTTTCGACTGTGAACGATTATATGTACACTGCTGAGAGTATCGATGAAGAGGTCTTGACAGACACACTCTATGAAACGCTTACGCTCAACAACATGAACGTTGATACCTACTTTGCCGGAAATGTTCGTAATCTCGGTGGCAATCTTAAAAATGGAGCTGACTTAACGAACTCATACGTTCGTATTATTTTGCATCAGACACTCACAGAACGGTTGCTTGAATTGCTCGTTACAAAAATTAAGAATGTCGACGGCATAGGTAAAATTTACGCAACGATTTCGAAAGAGCTCGAAAATTACAGGGCTTGTGGCTATTTGAGCACAGACAAAGTTTGGACGGACAAAACAATGACGGTCACTGTCAATGGAAAACAGTACACAATCATTGAAGAGGGCACGCCCTTAACGAATGGGTATTACGTGCAAGTGTTGCCGATGAGTGCATTAACTGAGGCTGACCGCGCAGCTCGTAAAGCTCCTCCGATTTACGTTATCATTGCTGACCAGTATGGCATTCGCGCCATTACTGTAAACGGCGAAATCATATAAGGAGGTCGCAAAGATGAGATATTCACTTGCAAACTATATTCTTTCAATCGCATCGAACGACAACAAAATCAACACGCTCTTCAAGAATGTACAAATCGGCGGTGAAGGCGATGCGCTTTCATCGATAAACATTCAGACGAGCGATAAACTTTGGGAAACTGACTCGTTTGCAACTGGTGCTTGGGTGCATAATAAGAACCTGAGCCGCGTTGGAACATGCGAAGTTGCGATAAGCCAGTTAAGCGATGCGGTTGCAAAATTCAAAACGTTCGTTGCATACTTTTACAGTGAAAGCGCAGACGACAATATCGAGGGCGTGACACTTACACTTAGCGACTCCAACAACCACGTGATTGCGACTTGCGAAGACTGCTATCCCGTGCAAATTCCTGCTCAGGAGTTTAGCGCAAAAGCGGCAGAGCAAAGGTGGCAGTTTACGTGCGGTCGTATAACCTACGCGTAATCTGCTCTGCAGGTTCTCTTATTTATCTTGAACGGTCCCGAGTGTCGAAAGATATTCGGGATTCGTTTCTATTTACTTTTAAATAAACGAATTTACCAGATGAATTCTGATACACTTTATTCATTTATAAATAAATTTTATTAAACAACTTATAAAGTGTCCCAGAATTCATCTGGTGAACCCATTTCGAAATTCTGTGATTGGAAAGTAACCAAAATTAAATATGACAAAACCCGGAGCATCTCCGGGTTTCATTTTGTTATTTGAAGAGCTTTTTGATGAGAAAGTAAGCAATCATGCAAAAACCAACAACTGTTGTAATGATAAGCAGCCAAAACAGAAAGTATTTCATTCGTCCTCGTCCTCGTCGATAAACCGATAATCTCCGAATTTCGTATTCGCTGTGCAAGTTATCTTCCACGGGCTTTTCTGGCACCACTGACACGGGCTGTCCCCAACATACGGTGTTTTGAGGTATTTCGGGTTATTCGGACAGCCTTCGCAACCGCTCCAATTATCCGATTTCGTTGCCCAATCGGGAAGCGTGAAAGGGCGATAAACTAAATCGTTGTATGGGTAAGTCTTGTGGGGATTGGTTATCGTGCCGTATCTACCGTTTGTCGGTAGTGGGGCTTCGTCGACTTTGCCACTCACGCCTTTGTGTGGCAGGTTAGTTGAGCAACACGGGCAAATTACTTCGGAGTTACACACGTCTTCGTTTTCGTATGTAAACTCGCAACCGCAATACGGGCAAGTTATGTGAAATTCTTTTACGCCTGGTTTAATTATTTTTATTGCCATCTTCGTCCTCCTCTTCTTCAATGTAGCCTGTACTTGTCTCTTCATCGATATTCAAACTTGCATACGCAAGACAGGCCAGTGAGCAGCATCGAATAATTGTGCCACGTAGAATAAAAATCGGTCGACCTTTGACAATGCGCTTTCCACAACACCAACATGCTTCAGGTGTTTTCTTTTCCATGTTCAGTCCTCCTTAGGAAACATCTGGTTCCAGCAAGTGTTGCAAATGCCAGTCTTGATAAGCTCACGTTCTGCAGCATTTAGTTCAGGGAATAGTTGCTGAATTTTGCCGTGACCTGCTTTATAAAGCATGAGTTTACAGTCGTCAACTTCTAATTTGTTGACTTTATCACATATAGGACATTTTGCTTCGTAAATCATGTTACACCTCCTCGTTGCTATATCTATAAAAACAGTACCTGTAACCTGGCACTTCGACTTCGAATTTAACCCTTATTTTCGGCATTTTGTATCTCCTCTATCATATCAAGTATAATTTCTGCGGTGTCATCGTTGAGTTTAGATTTTTGAATTTTCTCCTTCAATTTTGTTAAAGCATCGATTTTTACCTGATTGATTTCGTCTTTTTTTAATTTATCAGTGCAGTTCACGTGGCTTCCACTATCTTTCACTTCCACAATAGTGTCAGATTTCAGAACACAAAGCGGGCGCACGCCTTCGGCACCGTAACACGCACCGTAATAGTCCAAACTACCGCCCGAACTGACAAAGCGAACAACGCACGAGTATTCCAGACTATCTGCCGTAATCGTCCAGTGGGACTTTCCACAGTTTGGAATGAGCTTTCTGTATCTGCGATATTCGTCGCAAGTGAGCAGCGAAACGACGTCCGTACACATTCCGTATTCAGTCAAACCGTCGTCGGTTATCAGGTCTCTGTCGAACGGTATTAAGTTATCTATTGGGATAAACTCCCCGATCCTCGCCGTAAGTTCTTTGCGAAGCGACGAAATTTCCCAGTTGTTTTTGTCATTTTCGTCAAAACGAGCATTAAACCATACATCTGCGGCAAGGCACAAACAACCACCGTGAGAGTTGTCAAGTTTTACAAATTCCAATCTTTCATCGTATTTGAAATACTGTCCTTGTTTGAGCGTTTCGAGTTTTATTGGTTTTTTCATATTTGCCTCCAATTATTATACTTTGTAGTCACGAATGCATATGGTCACTCCATCTTTGTTAAGCCATCTTATTGTATGAGTCGCATATGGTACTTCACCTTTGGTCATTTTGTAGTTGATATCGCTAAGGTCGTCCTTGAGTGCGTCTTGTGCATGAACTATCATTCGCATAGATAGTGAGTAAGCATTCATCTTATTGCAATCAGGAGTGATGCAAATAATTCGTTTTTGTAAGTCATGTCTTAGTTGTTTTATGTTCATATTAGTTCTCCTTGTCTTATTTTCAATATGCCAGGATTGACGTTGTTAATGATTGCTTTTACGTCTATCATGTTCTTATACCTCCTTGAAGATTGTCTCTTTCGTGCACATTTCGGCAGTCTTGTCTTCTCTTAAGCGAATGTAGACAGGATGTCGCAGACTTGTTTCGGTAACTTCTTGACACTTAACTTCGACAACCGAACCTTTAAGCTCGCTCCATCTGTCATGCCACATGTTGCGCTCAGCATCTGTGCCGCAATTGACTTGCGAGATATGTTTAATATTGCCCGTTATCGGATCGTAATAGCCAATTGAAAGAGCTCCAACAGTGTCTGAGTATTTGCCACGACCTTGTATATAATCGTATACAACAACATCTACTGTTTCGAACTTCTTACATTTGAGCGATGCTCCAACGTCTCGATATGTTTTTGTGAGAGACTTTACAACGATACCTTCAAAGCCTGCATCGATCGCATTTTGCATTGCCTGTTCCTGTTCAGTCGAGTTTTTGAAGAAGTGTGCATGCTCGATTGTATCAGGCTTGAGTTCGTCGTTCATGAACTGAACAAGATGCATATTTTCAAAATTGAATACACTCAACACAAGACTTGCATATTTAAGACGTTCGATGTAAGGTCTTTCCTCTAAGCAAACGCCATCATACCACAAGCAATCAAAGATTGCGAACTTCGGAGGCGTCGCTTCACATAGTATTGCTGCACGTTCGGGAAGCGAATGTAAAATTCCGACAATTGTCGACCAATCTTTCTGATAGCATTCACAGTCAAGTACTGTGTAACCGAGTTCTTGACCGAAATCTATTAGCTGATCGTAGATGTCGTGCCAAGCATTTTGCAACACTTGCAATCTGTCCTCATTTTGCATGAACTTGTTCGTCTTTTTTGAAATTCGTCTGGATGTGCAGTAAATGTTACGCCCATCGATATGTATGAGCATACGTTCACCATCATACTTTGGCTGAGCAATGACAGGTTCAAACGTATAAAGCTCGTTAAGCCACTTCTCTTTGTAGCCACTAATGTGGTCTGCATGATTTGGTCTGATTTGCTTTACTTCATTCATTTGTAAATTTCCTCCATTCTCGAGTATTGTTCGACCGTAATCTCTCCATCAGCTTCAAGTTGTGTGAGCCAATATTTAACGCCACAACGAACTGTCATTCCTGCGACTTTACCTTTGTAATCTTTGTCGCAAGACATACGACGAATTCGTGCAATGTCTATACACAAACATTTGTAAATCTTTGGGTCGAGCTCTTCTTTCGTCACAATCTTAGTCTTATTTTCAATATGCATTTTTTAACCTCCATCTTGTATATATTATATCATATATTTTCTCAAAAGTAAACTACTTTGATATACTTTTTGAAACTTTTTTAATTTATTTTACAATAAAAGGAAAAAGTAATCGAGAAGTTAATCTCGGTTACTTTCCAGATAAAGATTAGAAAAATGAATTTACACGTTTAATTCTAAGACATATTATGAGAAGTTTAATAGAAATATTTATCAAACACACAAAGTGTCTCAGAAGTCATCTGGTGAACTCAGAGTATCAAAAGTAAACAACGTTACCACGGAACATCATTGTCGTCCTCGGAGGGCTCAGAGTGTTTAGCAAATGTTGTCGTGTACGTATCGGGTGGTGTGAACTCAACATCGAGCTCAGCATCAAGCGTCGGGTCAACGCATTCGTCGACTTCGTTGATTGCAATCCACTTGAGCCATTTGCCGCATTGCTTGCAATATGCTCCGATATGCGGACCCTTTAAGCGAATGAGCGTTCCTGCATCAGGATGTAGCTTACAGCAAATCATACTCAGTTCTCCCAAAACTTAAGTCGACGATGTAAGCAATTCGCATACGACGTCATGATGTCGATTTGCGACATAAGCAACATTTGCTGCACAGTCGACAATTTCGAAAATTGCTCGCTTAACACAAACGTCTTGAGCTTGCCGAGACGTTCTTCGAGTTCTTTGAGTTCGTTTTCTACACGTTCTTTTGTAGTATTCATTTTGTGTCTCCTTTCGAATTGTTATACTCAACACGCAGACGTTCGACTAGGTCGATGACATCTGTAGCAGAGTCTGCGCACACGTATTCGGCGCCCATCTCAATGAAGCGTCTGGCCCACTTCTCCTGTGTTGCACGAGCTTGTCCACCAGGACGTTTCACCTCGATTTCGATGTGCTTGCCGAAAATAATGGCCCATAAATCAGGTAAGCCCATTTTGTATGCAAAGCCTCCTGCTTGACGACGTTCAACATAATTGTCAATGCCTGATGCTTTGAGCTTTTTGAAGTATCCGATAATCGCGTTTTGTATCTCTTTTTCAGGTGTCATTTCAATTCGCCTCGTATCGTCTCATCATAGAGCTCTTTGAAAATTCGAGCACGTTCTTGCATTTTAACAAGTTCATGCTCTTTCTCTTTGAGTATAACTTGATGTTTATCAAGCTCAGACTCAAGCTGAGCAATGCGAGTATTTAAAGTTTCGATTACGTTCATTTGCAATGGTTTTTTCGATGACTCTTCAACAACTTGCTGCTCAGGTTGTGTTTTTGTATCAATATCGAGTTGAATTGCAAGTGCCTTTTCGATTTTTTGCATGATACAATCGTCAACTTCACCGACATATGACGAAAGTCGAAAATGTGAAATGCTTTGAACTTGCTCACATAAAATTGTGCCGTGTACAGGCAAGCCTTCAACTTCAAGCAACACATGCGTTGGTAGAGGCTTCTTGTCTTTTGTCGTCAAAGGTACGACTGTAACAATTGGACTGAACTTATTACATGTTTCGTTTGACACAACAATGCAAGGTCTGCCACCTTGTTGTTCGTTTTCGACAGGATTGCCAAACGTCATGTAAAAAATCTCGCCTCTGTGTATTTCACGTTCGAATGTGCAAGTATTGTCGTTAGGAATAATATTCATATTAGTCCTCTTTGTCTTTAAGAATTTGTTTCGTTTCATCATCAAGTTTGATGATTTTGATGCATTTTGTGTCTGTGTCGACTATGACTTGCACGAAATCGTTATCTGCAATTTTAAGAAGTTGCAAGTAAAGTGCAGGAATATGCGTTCTGTTCTTTCGGTCGAGCTTTGTAATATCACTTAGCCACATCGTTAAAGTCCTCCTCTTTAAAAAGGCCCTGTTCAATAAGCTCCTCTTTTGTCCAGCCATTGCCCAAATAATACAAGATGTTTGATTTGATAATGGCTCGCTTTGTTGTGTCAGTCATTTTCATTTGATAACGAGTACCGTCTTTGATTGTGCAATTGAGACAGTCAAGTTCGTTAAGCAACGATGCTTTCAACTTTGCGTTGTCCATCACAGATAAAAAACGAACTCGCCATTCTTCATTTGCAGTTACGATGACGCCCCAGTCAATCTCTTGACCACAACACGGACAGAAATGCCACGAGTCGTCTGCCATCGTAAATGGGTACCCACATTTTGCGCATTTGTAGAGAATGTCATACCCTCCACAACCCATTGAGTATGCCTTCGGTTTTAGTTTCATAGTAATCTCCTCCTTGTATCGTGATGTCACAGAGTTAACTCTGTGACACTTTATGATACGTATAATATAAATAATATGGTCACTTAAACGTGTATCTCACGTATTCAACGATGTTATGTAGTTTAATCGGCTTTGTAGACGCAAAGCATCGACATTTGAAGAATGTCTCCGAATGGTCAAACGTCTCAATGACGTCTTTATCCGGAATGCGAACTTTCAGAACGAGCACGTCTGTGTTGCCGTGAATGCGAGCGAATTTCAAACAGTCTTCAGGCTTCTCGCAAAGATAAACAATATGTTCGACGTTTCTGCATTCAATGCCTTTGTCCAGTATTTCGATGAGATTACTAAACGGTGTAGCGTGATAAAATGTCTTCATGTGAATGAACCTCCTTATTTATCTTATATTCATTATATCACATTCTTTTTAAAAAGTAAACTACTTTTGAGTACTTTTTTTAACTTTCTTTCAAAAAATTTATACGATCGAGGTCGGCTTGGAATAAGTCTTCATTGTATTCGATCGATCCGTCTAACGCTTTTCTCATATTCGCGTCAAGCCAGTTTTGCTGATAGAAACAATAGTACAACACTCTGTCTGCTTTCTGTCCGAGTCTGTGTACACGTTTATGACCTTGAGCGTAATCTTTGAAGACAGGAGTTGAGAACAAAATACATTTGTTGTACTCTTGCCAGTTCAGACCCGTCGAACCCGAAGCGAAGTTTGCGACAATGATATTCTTTGTGTTCGTCAAACGAGTTGCAGCATCTTGCGATGCATATCTGTCATAGAACGTTAAGCTCTTAATTTCACCGCAATAAACGTCGATGTTGTAGCCAAGTCGCTCGCAAATGTCGAAAATCTCAATGAGCTCGGGTGTGTAATTGTAAAAGAGCAAATAGTTGTCTTCATTTTCGCTTAAGAATTTTTCGAGTGCGTTGAGTCGAGCTCTGTCATACCAAATTGCTTTACTTGCGTTTCCAATAAAACCTGTACTCAACTGTCGAGCTCTGAGCCAAGCTGTGCCAGATGTTTCTGCAAAGAAGTCGAGATTTGGATAGTCGATGTTTCTGAAAAATGGGTTCGAACATAAACTCTCAGTATTGTAGCGTTTCATGTCGATCGAATTAAGCTTGATTTTGTGAGTTTTCGCAAAGCTCAAAATGTCAATACCCTTTTTACGTTCTCGTGTGAACATGTCGAATGCATCTGACACAGGTTGTGAAATATTGACGAAAATTTTATCAGGTAAATCTGCAACATCTTCGCTTCGTATTGTGATTGCATACTTATGCACAAGTCTGAAAAGTGCATCGACGTTTTTATAACCAACAATCGGCTGCTGCCATTCGAGCAAGCCGGGAACCCGTCCACGAATACAAAAGTCATCGACGAATGTGCCTTTTGTTTCGGGGTAACCGAGCAGCTTAAGTTGTGAGTATAAGTCGATGTAACCTTTCGTGAACGGGGTTCCGGTACAAAGATAAAGATGAACGGAGTTTGCCCACGTCTCAAGTCTGCTCACGATTTGATTGATTGCTTTTGTCTGAGATGATTGCAAATTCTTGACTTTGTGCGACTCATCAATAATGACTGCAACATTCTGTTTTTTGCAAGACTTCAAGAATGTTACAACGTTATCATTTAACACTACACCTGCAGAGCGAGCAGAGCGTTTGCCATGCTTAAAAAGTCCCTCGTAGTTAATGATGAAGAGCTGCGGTAAGTGTTGCGTGAGTATAAATGCATCGAGCTCTGAGTGTTTGTTCAGAAAGTCGTAATTGAATGACGATTTCGATGCCCAATCAAGCCAAGACCCAGGTTCTGTCACAGGCTCAAGCGCTTTGCCGTTTATCGTTACGACCAACACTTTGCTACAACCGTTAACTTCGGCTAACGCCAAACTTGTTGGCGTTTTGCCGAGTCCACAATCAAGAAAGAGTCCAAAACTTTTACGTTGCTTGAATGTATCAACTATATTTCGCTGGAACGGATAAAGTTTTGCGTAAATGCTCATTATTTGTCTCCTTTCGGAACCCTCAAATGAGGGCTCCGACCAATGTGTCCGCGGTGAGTGAGTATTTACGAAGTTCGCATGCTCTATCAACCAGAGGTTCGGGAAGAGCGAACGTGCAGCCGTTTACCGTAAGGTTCATCGTTCCGATAATCTGGAAGCCGTCCTTAATGACGATTGTCTGTCCTTTGTATGTAAATTCAGTCTTACCATCGAGTATCGACTGCAAAAATCTGAGACTCTCAAACGGAAGAAGATTGATTTCGTCAAGCACAATTTTCTGACCGTTGACCATCGCCATTTGAAGAGCGGAAGGTCTGAAGTTCGGGTGTCCGTCCTCAAACTTGAAGTCCTCCATCAAATCCGAGGGAAGCATCGCCGAGTGGCAAACCATGCAGAGGTTACCGGTTTCCTCCATCGCCTTTGTCGTTTTGCCGGTGCCTTGCGAACCGTAATAGACTTTGAAGCGTTTGTTTACGTGCTTCGTGCAAATAAGCTGTGAGGTTTCGTTCATGATTTCCTCAAACTCTGCACTCTTCATTTTCTCGACTATCGAGCTCGCATATTGATGGTCGACTAAGTTGAAGTAATTCGTTATGTACTCCTTTGCCGCTGCCGCCCCAGTGTTGATGCAGTAGTTGCACAAGGTATTCACAAATCTGAAGTTCGGTTCAAACTGGAATTCCGAGAAGAATGCGATGAGCTTGGTCATTACGTTCTTGCTCTTTTCAAGCAACTCTTCCGTAAGCTCAACACTGTCGGAGTTTGTTGCCTCGACTTGTCTGATGATGCGCATCGAATTGTCAAACTGAAGTTCCTTCTGCATGTCCGAGTAGCGTTTGCTCCGGAATACACGAACGAGTTCCTTGAACTGACCGATTGCCACAGGATTGTTGATGATTTCCCAAGACCCGTTGTGAGTCGACCAGACCGTTCTGTCTTTCTGAATTTGAACTTTGAAATTTTTGATTTGCATAGTGGTGTTCTCCTTGTTTATCTTTATCTTGTATATATTATATCACATATTTTTTCGAAAGTAAACTACTTTTAAGTACTTTTTTAAAAGTTTTCAAAATTTTTTCGGCGACCTTTTTGAGGCCGCCGACAAATTATTTGAACAGGAAGCTCAGTGCAGCACAGACTTGGTCAATCAGCTCAGCCGCATACCTGCAAGTGTAGATACGTTTGATGCCTTTGCAGTAAGTTTCTGCGTATTTGCGGTTGTCGTCCTCGAGTATCATCACAGTGTTGGGCATGTTGAAGCGTTTGAATTGTTTGCCGCTACGACCTTCTGTAGAGTCACTCAAAGCATCTCCATCGAAAAGCACGATGTTGTAGTTCATCGATTGACGGTCCTGAACTTTCTTGATGATGCCTTCCGCATAAGCAGGAATGTCGTTGCCTCCATTACAATGAAGCTCTCTCTCGTTCTTTTTCTTGAGCTCGAACCTCCTGTTCATCGTAATCAAGTCGAACGTGAAATTCGGTTCTTGTTGTTCGAGTTTTTTGAGCGCGAACAGAAGTTGATTGACGATTGTCTCATTCGAGCAGAACGAACCGGAGTTGTCGATGAAAAGATTAAGCTTGATTTTCGAGAATTGTTTGACATTCCCTTGACGATTTTGCTGAACGAACCACTTGTAATCGTCTCTTATAACCGAGCGAGGGTCAAACACACCCGAGTAAGCGTTTATTGCAGTCGCATTTGATTTTGTCACCTTCTTGTTTGCATGAATGATGTTCGCCAGACGTTCCTGAACTCCCGGATTGACGTAGACTTGTGAGTTCTCAAAGAGTTTTTTCACCTCTTCGTCCGCCGCTCTTGTGATGTTTTCGAAAAGCTCTTGAAGTTCTTCGTCGGACATTTCATTGAGTTGTTCTTCAAGTTGTTTTTCGCGAAGCTCTTCCGGAGAAACTTCCGATTGACCAACACAGTTGAACTCTGTTTCATTCATCTCATCAGACTCCTCTGCATCATCGTCATCGCCTGCGTTCATGCTCATGCCTGTGTTGCCATTTTGCCGTTCCTCTTCGTCCGCCGCCTTCTCCTCCTCTTCGGCTTTTCTCCGTTTTTCAAGTTCATCCTTAAGGAAGTCCTCTTCAACTTCACGGTAGAGAGCAATGACTTCGTCTTTGTAGTAGTAATACGACCAGTAATTGGAGAACCTGTGAAGCTTGCAATATTTTTTAAGAAGTGCCGCGACTTTGATGAGGAAGCGGGGTTTGCCGAGATGGTATCTAACGAGTGAATACCAAACGGAAAACGGAGTGTCATGAGCAGGTTCGGTTTTTCCGTCCCAATCATTGACGAGCATGAGCAACTCTTTGAAGTTTACACCCTTGTAATAGTTCCGGCACATTGACTCAATTCTCTCATCTTCAAACACATTCACGATATTGTTCATGCTGAGCGATTTTGGAGTAATGAATGCATGGGAGATTTCGTGGTATGTAAGAGTTCTCGTGAGACGTTCGATGTTTTCGTCGTTGAGCTTGTGCTCAATCTTAGTCATCACGTTGTTGAGCATCGGGTATGAGATGTAAGCCTCATCATCCATCGGTACGTAATACGAACCGTTTTCATTCGTGAGTTTCAAAGGCACGTTACGTCCGATGTAATAGCCGACTGGCAATGTTTTGAGTATATTCTCAATTTCAATAAAGGTGGGAAGCATCTGTGTGGTCTCCTTAATATCTTTATCTTGTATATATTATATCACATATTTTTCTGAAAGTAAACTACTTTTGAGTACTTTTTGAAAAGTTTTTGAAAAACTTTTCGCCTGATATACGTAGTATATCAGGCGAAGGTGTATGTATACGCATGTGTACGCATGCGTACGTTACGTGATGCCTCCATAATACTTTAATGCGACACGCATGCACGCGACGAAACCGTCTTTTGTCGTTTGATAGCGAACGTTTTCGTCTTTTGACTTTGCAAACTTGAAGCTCTCAATATCGACTTTCGTAGAAACGCAATGCTTATCGACCAACACAGACTTGTTCGAAAACGCCAAGTTCAGTTGAGCGACACTCTTGTCGAAGTCTTCAATCTCATATCGTTCGACAGTCACAGACTTCTGATACATGCCTGAGAGCGCAGGTGTTGCAGAACAATCGATAAACACGCTCTTTTTAGGGGCGAATGCTTTGAGTTGATTGAGTCCTTCTTCAAGCGATGCCTTGAACATAATCTCTCGAGAAACGATGAGCTTTGTCTTTTCTGCGTACTTGACTTTGATTTCGTGCTTTCCAAAGGTCGCCCTCTTTGTTGAAGAATATTGTCGAGTATTTACTGTCGTAAGAGTCCGCATCGACGACGTTTTCATCGTTGAACGAACGCCCATACACCATATTACGACGGTCCATAAACACGAACAACACGAGCATCGAGAATGCGTCCACAATATCGTCATGTTCGACAAACGGGAAGTTGAGCAATCGTTGTTTGAGATTTCGCAAAGCAGGCGAGAGCTCCCATTGTTGAGTGAGTTTGTTGAAGACCGTACGAACAAAGACGACGTTTCCGGACACCATATAGAGCGATGCAGACTCAAGTCGTTGAAACTTAGAAGCAGTTCCAGGCTGAAACGCTTGCATTCCTGCGACAGTGTCTTGAAGCTGCTGTAAAATCGGCGAACCGTTTGCTTTGTCTTCTATCACTTGTATTGTGCCAGGGAAGACGTTGTCGATTTGTTCGACATATTCGACTCCCTTTGTGAAGCCCATTCGCTTCTCTAAACAGTCCGTGATGTAGAGTATTCCACGAACTCGATACCCGAGACACGACCCCAAGAAGTCAGACGTATCTTTGTCTTTTACAGGGAAGTCGTGCGATGCGAATGTGATTTCGGCATTCTCAACACCAGGCGTGTCGGGCATGTCCTTTTCGATAATCATGTCAGGCTTAATCGCAGTCTTGTCGGATGCAATCGGATTTTGTAAGTACTGCGTTTCGAAGATTGTTTCACCAACATCTGCTCTTAACGACTCATAATTGCCAAAACGTTCAGGCCACAAGAAGTCGCCTTTTTCAAGTGTTTTGACGACACCTGAAATTGGGAATACAATAACCGTGCGCTTTTGGAAAATCGCAGGCAGCGTAATGAACACATAACGAGCAGCAAGTTTTGGCTCATTCATGATGTGACCTGCGATGTCATTCGGTGCAAGTCGTTGTTGAATATTCATGATGATGCACTTGTTGATGTCATTGATACGAGAAGGCATCGTATTTTGGTAATACGCCCAAGCATTGCTCATTTCAGCTTGGTCTTTACGAGCTGTCTCTGCGTTCGTCAAGTCGTCGTTGATGATGATATCACCACCGTAGCCTGTGAATGCGTTTCTGTTCATTGAGTACATCTCTGCGCCTCGACTGTCGACTAACTGTCCTTTCGCATTCGTTACGAGCTCAATCTCAGGAAAGAGCTCTCGGAACAAATCAGAGTTCAGAATTCGATGTCGTTTAGTGTTCATCTGTGTTGCAAGTCCGCCTGTATGTGAAACAGATGCCGCTTTAATAGGGGCTGAGAGCCATAACCAAGTAGGGCCGAAAACATTGAAAATCATTGATTTTGTATGCCGAGGTGGCACCATCAAGCACAAGTTTTGCTTGTTCTGACGTACATCAATGAGTTCTGTTTCCGGTCCTATCTCAGGAATGTCAATTTTCGGTGCATCATATCCGACCCAACCCTTACACATATACTGAAACGTTTCGCAATAATACTGAATAAGCCAGCCGTCGATAAATTTCGACGGGTCTGCGATATTCCAGAAAGCTTTCACAAACTCGTAAAAGCTTTTGCGATATAACGTTCTACGTAATGCTTTTTCAATCAGGTCCAATGCTCACACCTCGTTAGTCTTTCTTTGGAAATTCAACGACTTTGACAGTCTCAACACTTACAGGCTCATCAGCCTGTTTGTTACGTGTTACATGCTCAGGCTGAATTCCGAAGATGCCAAACGCAATACAGAACGTCGAAATCGCCGCGGCAATATTTTCGTCTTTGCACATTTCGATGACGCTTTCAAGTTGCGCGTGTCTGAAGACAAGTTGCTTTTTCTGTCCGAGTGTTTCGGTGATTTGCTGCTTCAACGAAGTTGTAAACGTTTCAAACTGCTTTGCTTTGTCGCTTTTTTCAACGACTTTGATGAGTTCAGCCTGTTCTGCAACGACTTTGTCAACGTTTTCGATTGAACGTTGCATTTCGTCTGCGGTCTCGATGAGCATGTGGGTGTAGTTTTCCATTTTGGTTCTCCTTTTTGATATAATTTACTTATGAATAAATGGGGTTCTAGCTTAACTTCTAAGACACTTTGTATAATTGTTAAATATTCATGTTAAACAACTTGCAAAGTGTCACACAATTAAACTGATAAACTCATTTTATCATCGATTGATTGGTATGTAATCGAAACTTACAAATGACCCTCTTCAAGGGCTTTTACTAAATCTCGTTTACTCATAGTAATAATTTTGTGGGCTCGATAGTCATAGACACGATACGAGTATTTTGTAAGGTCATCGGCATCAACTATGGGCTGAGGTGAACAACGACAGTTTGGGTATTCACCTGCATGCCCTGTCATACCGTCAAGTTGTGGCTTGTCATGCTTCCAAAAGACAATGACACCATTCATGTTTTTGTGCGAAGGTCGAGTTCGACGATCGCTCGATGCAAGCCACGTGTATGCAACGCTGCCAAGCTGTGTTGAGCGTTCCTCTAAAATTACAGTCTGCAACTTTGCAGTCTCTGTTCGAGCAATGAGCGCTGCATTCTTGTGACCGTGTTTTTCAAGCTGAGTTCTAAACGAGCGTCGACCAAGCGTGCCTTTTGCGACCTGCTCAATGAGTGTGCTCGTGTATTTGTGCTCAAGCACTTCTAAGAATTTACTCGGCATTGATTTAATCATCTTAAAGTTGTGCTTGATTGCTTCGGTCATTGTCTTATACTCATACGCAGAATATGAGGTTGTGAGCGAAATATAACCTGCAGCTTTAGCGGCTTCAAAATACTTACGCCAAACACCTTTCGTTCCATACAACCCTTTCTTTGCAAGTTCTTTTGAAAACTTCGCCGCAAAATCGTCGAACTGTTTCGACGATTGCAATTTCAACACTTGCTTCTTAACGGGCTTCTTGTCGCCTCTTGAAAGCGATGCTAGTGTTGTGTTTGTAAAGCACTTCTTAAAGAGCGCCCAATAGATTTTGTTAATTTGACGTTCAACATCTTTGCTCATAATATCTTCTTTACCTGTTTCATTTTAATAAATTCCTGAATTCGTTCGTATGAACGATTGATGTAATAATCAAAATCAATTTTTTGAATACACTCATCGATTGCCGCATCACTCAAAATTTCTTTATTATGAACGAACACGTTTTCAGGTGCGTTTTGTAACTTACATTTTGATGCACGTCCTTCATGCTTGTGTTTGAAGATCGTCCACTTAACATTTCGATTATTATATGCGAATGCTCGACATACACTTCCAAGACGTTCAATTTCAAGATTACCTGACGCAATGTTAAGTTTTTCGAGGTCCATCCAGTCATATGTCATTTTCTTTGCGATAAATTGAAACATACGAAGCTTGCGCTTATTCTCTTCAATTGTCTGCTCAGGTAGCTTGCCATACATGAAATAATCAACGATTGCATGCTCGATGATAACCGGTTCTTTTGCGCGATAGACATCTTCATAAAACGGGTTTTCCCAAGCGTCGTAGTGCTTGACTGCTTCGCCTAAAGTTTTGATTTTGCCATCTTCAGTTCTGTACATATAACAGTTAACATCACGTTGATGAATGTCGTAGACCTTCTCAAGCTTCAACACAAAGCCTGTACGTTCTTGCCATTCATCGATGATTGCACGAATTTCGTTCTCATCGACACCCGGAAGTGGCTCTGCAATGACGCCGTCAGTATTGGACTGAATGAGTATAATTTTGCCTTCAAGCTTTTCGAGTAAGTCAACCAAAAACATCTGACCGACCATTGTAACAAGTGTTCCTCTGTTCGGATCGTAGAACTTGCAATATTCATTTGTCATCGCACCGAATACTGAAAGCAAGATTATCTTATACACCCAACGTTTATTCGGGTTTGTCTTTTTGAGTTTAAGCTGTTCGTGATACATGTATGTGTAGAACTGTTTGTATTCGTCGGGTATCGAACGAGGAAGCAAGTCATAGTTTATCATCACGAGATTGTAATAACCGGAAACGTCAAAATACCATGCCCATTTGCTGTGATACTTTTTGAGCGCACCGTGAATGCCACCGGCTCCAAGCTTATGAGGCGTTCCGCAAATATCGAGTGACAAGTTTTTACCTTTGCGAAACTCTTCATTTATGTAAAAGTCCAACACTTGCCGATTTTTGACCTTGAGCGTATTATAGATAACAGGTGGCAAGTACCAATCTGCAATGTTGTCGATTTTCTCAGCATGTAAAACCATCTCTGCAAGTTGCGTTCCCGTCACATGCAATGCGTCAAGTGGAAGTTTGAACTCATTGATAACGTCAAGTCGAAGTGTAAATTCAGAGATTGTGTCATAAAAGTCATCAAGTGTTTGGTCCAAGTCATCTCTGTTATATGACTCTGTGAGAGCTTTTTCTTCGGCTGTCAAAGGTCTATTCAAGCTAAAGTCAACCTCAGACGTCGAAATATCTTTACCGACAGCACACTCAACGGTCTTAAGACCTATCATGTGTTGAGACATCAAATCGTAGTAGTAAAGTGGAATATCAAGGTAGCCTTTACGACTGTGTGTGATGAGTTCATCTGAACGACGCTTGATGTCTGGTGAACTCTTGCCGTGTACGACTTCTTGAAGAATAAGATTATCGTAAAGTGCAACGTTGTGGCCAATCCAAATCGATTGCTTTTGCTTTTCATAAAAGTCTCGAATTTCAGCTAAATTCCACGACTGAAAGAGTTCATACTCACCATCGTTACGAAGTATAATCGCGCCAAGCAATGTGTCATACTTGAAAACCTCAAAATCGAAAATTATGATATTCCGTCTCATACACCACTACTCCCTAAACCTGATGTTCCACGTTCACTACAGTCAAATTCATCAACAATCTCAACTCTTGCATTGAGTGCGTTAAACATCACAAGTGAGCACAGTCTTTGGTCACGTTCAATATGTTGCGTCTTTTGTGAGCAGTTTGTTACGATGACATGAAATTCGCCTGTATAATCTGGGTCGATAATGCTCGTTTGAATGATGAGTCCTTTCGCAGCAATCGATGAACGAGGAACGAGCATTCCAGCAAAACCTTCAGGTATCGCGACGCCCAAACCAAGTCCGATTGTCTTCGTTTCAAACGGCTCAATGTCGAATGCTTCAGGCATAAATAAGTCAAGCCCAACATCTGGCAGGTGACTTTTCATTGGCAATTTTGCGTCATTTCTAAACTTTTTAAACTTCATTGTAGGTTCTCCTTATCTTATATTTATTATATCACAAATTGTTCGAAAAGTAAACTACTTTGAGCAACTTTTGAACAATTTTTTTTTTTTTTTTTAGCCGTTTATCAGCCGATCGAAATCTTCTTTCGTACAACCATTGTAATGTTTGTATGAGTTAAACGGATCGACGAATGCCTTATGACAATTTGGTACTTGTGTCGGTATTTTCCACGAAGTTCCATACCAACTCTTAAGCACTTGCTCATATCCTGACGGTATTGGACAAGGTCTATCTTCAAATATTATTGTTTGTGTTCGTTCGTAATTCGATTTTTTGAGTATTCGTAAATTTTTGTCATATCGCCAGAATGTCATATTTGCAATGAAGCCCGAATGCTTGTATCGATTTCCAACAGTTCTCAACACATTATTGAGCATGTTGAAGTACTTTGATGAATTTTCAAACTTTTGTTCTTGTCCTGTGTGTTTTGCTATTGTTCGAACAAAGCCCGCAATATCTTTACGAACGTGCAAATCATTAGGTGCGTTATCAAGCGGAAAGATATCGAGAAACATACCGCGATGATGCGTTCCTCCGAACTCACGTTCTGTCAAAGCGCAAGTGTTGGGGTCGCGTAATTTTGCATGAACTTCAAAGCAGTTGTCTACATGACCTGTTTGAAAAAAATACGTGCCAAATAAATTCGAGTCTGTTAGTGCAAGTTGACAAAGTTCATCATAATCATCTCTTGGCATTGTTACGTCAATGTCATCATCCCAAGGTATTATTTTGCCATTACGCACAGCTCCAAGTAATGTTCCACCATCAAGCCACCACTTTAGATTGTAGTCTTTACAAACTTTTGCAAATTTGTCAAGTAAGCCAAGACACACATTTTTGATACGTTCTCTAATCTCATCTTCTGTGCGTTTAGCAATCAAATTCTTGATTTTCATTTTGAGCCTCCATATTTTCTGTGATTTCATCTTTTTGATGTTGACGCAATTCAATGAAGAATGAAATTACAATGCATATCATGATAAACGTCAGCAAAAACGCACCAATTATGGACATTGACTGAAGTAACTGATTTGTTCCATCCAAGAATATGAGCGCAATCGGCAACACAAGGAAGAGTAGTGCCCAGTAAATTTTCACCGATTTTGACGGCGATTTGTCAATATCGAGACGCTTATAAGAGAACGAACTCACAACATCTGTGAGTGCATCAAATGTTGACGCATAAAGTCCAAACATCGTGAGTAATAAAAGTGGAAGTGCAACATACCAAAAGTTGCCTTTCGAGCAAATCAACTCAATTATGCATTGAGCAGGTGAAGTACCTGAAGCAATGAGTTCAACAAAATCAAACCCTTTCACTTGTGCGTTCATACCAAAACCACCAAAGACTGTGAAGCTTGCGAATGTTCCGAGCAAACCTGCTGTGCCACCTTGTAATAATACTTGCTTTATCGTGCGTCCTTTCGAAATTTTCGCAATGAAAAATGGCGTTGCAACACACCACGCAATCCAGTATGCCCAATAGAACACAGTCCAGTCTTGAACAAATCCGCCTGCTTGACGAGCAGGGTCTGTCCATGTTGCCATGTTGAAGAAGTTTATGAACATATTGGCAATGCCTTGAATGCCGTTCTCAAGAATGAACAACGGGTTGCCCATAATGAAAAACAACGCTAAGAGTAATGAGAACAAAATCGTCGTTATTTTTGCGACAATCGAGATACCTTTATGTCCGACCAACACTGCCGCTGTGTAGATGATTGCAATGATACAAAGTATTACGACCGAGATTGCCGGAGATGATGCAACACCGAAGAGTTTACAGACAATCGCAGTCATGAGCGGGGTTGTCACACTAAATGTCGTTGATGTTCCAAGTAATAGTCCGACCACAGCAACAACGTTTGTCGTCGATTTGAGCTCGTTTGCAAGTCTCGGCTGTTTTGTTTTATCAAACAAAGGCATACACATCTGACCCATACCTTGTGCTTCACGTTTTTTACGAGTGAAGAACATAAACGCATATACAACCGCAAGTACAAGATAGAACGCCCAAGGTATCAAACCCCAATGAAAGTACGTATAAGTCGAAGCATTGAGTATTTGGTCTGTCGAGCCTGCACTTGTGAGTGCGTTTGATGCATTAAAATAATACGTCCATTCATGTAGTGAATAAAACAAAATGTCGGCAGCCATTGTCGATGTGAAAATTAAAATGCCATACGTTCCAAGCTTCATTGGCTTATCTGTTTCTTTGCCAAGACGAATTTTGCCAATTTTCGAGAACGCAAGATATACAAGCAAAAGTATTGCTGCAAGACCAAAGAGCAAATAATACCAGCCGAACTTTTCGCCAATAAATGTGCGAACGGTCATGATAACCTGCTCGGCCTGTGTTGTAAACACACTAATAAGAATGCCAAGCGCAAGCACGACGATTGCAGGAATGAAAAGTATCGTCTTATCGAAAGGTTTGAATTTTTCACGTAAGTTAAATTTTTTCATTGTTTATCTCCTTATTTGCGTTTTCGTAATCGAGCGCTGTGTCAACCTCAAGTAATGCAGATGGGTCTGATACATATCCGCATAATTCAAATTTGTCGTTGAACAACACACACGGCACATCGTCGACATAGCATTGCATGTTCTTGCCGTTTTTCACAGCGTCTATTGCGAAATTGTAAATTTTCGCCATATCGATAGGCGTCCAAAATGAAAGCGACCTCAACACAAAGCCGTGCTCTTTGCTGCCGTTTGTGATGACACGATGAATTTTACGAGTTGTTGCGCCTGAAATTTCAGCGAGCCATTCTTTTGAGCAACGGTCTTTGTCGTCAGAATATTCAAGATAGTAGCCCGAACAGTCGATTTTTGTTTGAATGATGCTCGTGTCGTTGATGTATAAATCTGCATCGAGCATGATTGTGCCGTATGAACTTAAAATGCGAGAACGAGCTTCGTAACCCTTTATGAACGAAATGATATTGTTTGTGCAAAACCACTTCTTGTTATACACAAGTGTGATGCCATACTTTTCGTTCAAATAATCAAACATCCAATGTTTGTAGCCTGTAACGACATAAATATCGTCAATACCTTTATCTTGAAGCTGTTCGATAAGACGTTCAATCAACACTTGTCCACGCACTTCTATAAGCGGCTTCGGTCGATCGTCTGTCAGACTGTTCAGTCGCTTACCACGACCGGCTGCGAGTATAATCGCAGACTTAATTTCATATACCATTATTGGTCCTCCTTGTTTATCTTAAGTCTATTATATCACATATTTTTCTGAAAGTAAACTATTTTGAGTATCTTTTTCGAAAATATTTTGAAAAAAAATGTAAAGCAAAGCCCGAACATGTCGGGCGATTGTGTCATTTTTTGTTCTTGATATATCGTAGCACGATGTCTGAGTATTTGTCAGCATACTCAAATTGATTGTTTGCGTAGTCGCCGTATGTCACACCACAATTTTGTTTGTAAATACACCAGTTATACCAGAGCATTCCTGCAAGAGCGGCATATCCGTAAATCTTATGTCGAGTATCATTGTCGACATCTTTACGAAAGTAGTTGCGTATGATTGTGTTGAACTGTTCTGTACTGTAGTTGCAGTATGTCGCCCACATTGCAATATCAACATGCGGATCTTGCAAACCTGCATACTCCCAATCAATAAGTATCGGTATTCCCGAGCTACCCGCAAAAATCGCATTGTCGGGATTTGCATCGATTTGACACAAACAACACTTTCGAGGCAGTCGTTCAATCCAAGCCGCAATTTGCAAGCATCGATTGTATACCTCTTCGTATTTTACTCGTGGAGTGTGATTGCGAATTTTTGCGAGTTCACGGTATCTGTCAATGTTGCCGGTTAATGAGAAGTACTCGATATTTGGCTTGAGCTCAAGCTCATGAAATTCACGAAGTTTTGTCATACACGCCATAACGTCAGTCGATTTGTTCGGGTCGCAATTACGAGGGTTTATGATGTACTTCGTGATTTTCATGCCATCATGCGAGATAAAAACTGTAAGGTTGTCGTACTTAAGATTGTGCAAAAAATTGTAAATACAATACTCTTGCGCACGATTGATGAGTTCGTTCGAACCTTTGCCAGGAAGTCGAACTATGTACTTTTTTGACTTTACATCGATCAAAATACTCGAATTTGTCATACCTCCTGTAGCATCATCGCATATGCAAATATCTTCGGGTAAACACCAAAGTATACTTGATATAAGCTCATATTGTGATTTAGTAAATGTAGACATTACAATGTTCTCCTGTTTATCTTGTTTAACCTCTGAGACACTTTGTGATATGAGTAATAGGAATATTTAGACTTCCTGCAAAGTGTCTCAGAGTTAAACGTGTGACTTAGTTTCGATTGTTCAAATATTCAAGATGCGAAGTAATTTGCTTTGCAATCTCGTATGGAGTGTGGTCAGATGTGTTGAACGTAAGTATCTGATTTTTTGGAACGTTGAAGCGACTTTCAAGTTCATATCGGGCATCATAAAATGCTTGAGTCATCTGTTTGTATGCGAAGCCGCTGTTTGGTTCATTTGTGAGTTTGCAACGAATTTCCCAGTCGTTCTTATAAACATTGAGCAACACAAAGAGTGTATTTTTTGTATAATCTTCACAGTCCCATTGTATGTCGCGATTATACAACTTTGCGTATGCAATTTGCGAAATTAAACCACGTGCTCTACACAAGTATTTGCCAGGCTCCAAATAGAACAGATATGGTCTGACCGAGTCTTTGCCACATTTATCGATGCCGTCAAGTTCAACATTAAAGATTTTAAGTTTCATCACAAATATCCGCCTTCCAACGTTCAATCATCTCTTTTTCGCCTGGGAAAAGAAGCTCGAATTCTTCGTTGTCGTATATACGCATAAGTTCTGCATACCACGCGCTCTTTTTGAAGTCGCATGTGCAATTCACGGTTGCCGCCGTAACTTCTTCGTTTGCATCGTTGAAACGCATAAATGAGTTACCGAACACTTTATCGGTGTTCATGCCCTTGCGTTGTTTTGCGCCCTGACAATCACAATTCGCAAGAATATCCATATAGAAGCGATATGTGAGCTCGTCGATTTCGTTATTATTGAAATCTTCTTCAAGACGTTCAATCATGTGTCTCAAACAAAGTCTATACACAAGATTGATTTCGTCACTTAAGTTATTCTCGCAACGCATTCCGAACGAGCCGCAGAAAGTGTTGATGTCGACGACGTATACAAATGACGTTGTCTGTCCGTGAATAAGCATATAACGAGCATCTTGATATGGAATACCTGCCACAATGAGCTCATCATAGAATTTTTGTGACTCTTCAATAAGACGCATGGCTTTAAGTCTTGCAGTCGAGTCTTGCCAAATGTTGAGTGGAATGATAACATTGTGCCCAACAGGTTGCGGCATTTGCGATTCGACATTAAAGCACGCTTTACGTTGACGTGTAATTTGCGCAAGACAAACACGAGATGCGTTATCAATTCTGAACGTCATGAGTGCCTGCTCACGAGGCATTGGCAATGCTTTGAAATTGATGATGTTTTTAATTGCTTCAATGACACGTTTGTCTGTCGGATCGTATTCAACGTTTTGCAGTTCGCGCCACGTCATTCTGTAACAGTTCCACGCATGTTCTGCAATATTTTTGTCATAATCGACGACACTCACATGTATGTCTTCGTAACCTACAGAATAGGGTTTGAGTTCTTTCATTTAAGTAATGCCTCCTGAATTTTTGATTTGAGAATGTTAAGACGAGTGATTGTCTCGTCTTTAATTTGCTCGAACATAACGTTTCCAAGCTCAAGCTCATTATATGCATACTGCAACACAGACATCGCATCTGCGTATTTGAAGATAAGATTTGCGAGTGTTGGTTCATCATTTTTCATGATTGCTGCAAATTCCGGATAGTTCTCATCGTAATACTCGTCTTCATATTGCTTAAGCACAGGGTATAAGCCAAGCTTAAGCTTTACGTCGTATGTGATGTCATTAAGCACTGTCTCAGGCAAATCATGAAGTAACGATTTTATTGTGACGAGATATACCGTCAACTCATCGACCTTAAGCCTTTTGCAAACTTCAAGTGCGATGATTGTTGTAAAGAACGAATGTTCGGCAACATTCTCATCTTTAAGCCGCGTTCTGTGATTATATCGAACGATATTCTTGAGTTTATACATTTCAAGCAATTCGTCCTTATCAAAGTCTAACTCATTCATGTGTCACCTCTTATTCGATGTCTCCATCGAAATCGTAGATTTGTCTAAACTTGTATGTTTCTTCGTTAATGAGTAATTCTTCGAGTTCGTCAACATCACGAGCGACTCGCCCTGTCTTAGCCAACATCAAATTGAACGGCTTGTCGCCCAATGTTTCGCAGTAATACACGATGGGCTTTTGCTTTGCGTAGGCATAACCGGTCTCCCAGAGTGTGCCCATGTCTTTGTAGTCTGTGATTGCTACAACGATGTCAGCGTCATCAATGTGGTCAGTGTTGTTTTGCAACACATGTGACATGTGGTCACAGTCTTTACCGGGCTTGAAATCGCCACCTGCTGTTCTCGGGTTAAATACTTCAAGAAAGTAGTGTCGTTCAAGAAAATTCCCAATACGAGTGTGTTCTTCTTCCTGTGCAGGGTTGAACCATCCACCTGCGAAGTATAATTTTTTCTTTGTCATTTGTTGACCTCCTTAAATACGCCTGCTTTAAATAAGCCAAATACGCCAAATGCGACGCAGACCATTGTAACGATCAGAAAAACGATCGCCAAAATCGTGCAAGTTGAAATCGCAGACTCAAGACTTACATGATTTACTTGATATTCGTACGTCCCTTTAACAAGCTTTGCAAGCTGTGATGCCTTTGACGAACGAATGAAGAAACAGACAGCCGTAACAATCATGCTCACAACACCTGCAAAGCCTGCGATTGAGCTAATCTTGAGACGTTTACGCTGTTCTTCAGATAGTTTCTGTTTTGTCATTTGAATGACCTCCTTTATTTATCTTATATTTATTATATCATATATTTTTTCAAAAGTAAACTATTTTTGAGTACTTTTTCAAAAAATTTTACAATTTTTTTTTTAACACAAAAGATGAGCTGTCGCTCATCTTAAATGCGAATACATGTATTTGAAGTATCGATAATCGTTATTCATCCACTTTCGCAGATGTTGTTCGTCTTTGCTTTCGAAATATGGCGATGTTTCGAACAATAGTCGAATAGTCTCTTCATCTGTTGTCACGTTCTCGTAAAGCATTGCAACAATTTGATAGTCTCGTTCACTCTCATCTTTTCCTGCACCAGGTGCTTGACCAAACCAAAGTGACTGAAATTTTGAGTTCTGAATATAAAGTTGTCTTGTCTTACGAACTGCGAAGTCAAAGTCAATTTCATTGTCCGCTGCAAGCGTATGCGTCTTGGGCTTTGGCGGTCGAACCATAAAGCGTTCAAGAAACTGATTAAGCGCAATGTCTGTGCCGCTTGTGTATTGAATGGGATTGTTGACGATGTATTTGCCTGTCACAGTCACAAATCGATTTGAGTTCGAAGGTTGATAGTATTCGATGCTCGCTTTCGAGTTTTTAATGTAGTATGTGTCTGCGTAGTTCTCGATGACATCGTGCAAGAATATGACACGCATTCCTTTGCCGGAAAAACTGAACTCACAATATGCAACATCTTCAAATAGCTCAAGCACATCTTTACCACGTTGGTCAATCGACTCAAATACGAACGGTTCCGAAAAGCAATCATCAACATCGACTGCACAAACCTTGCTTGCTTGTATCGATATACCGACGCCGACAATTCTTTTTCTTGTTAACATCGGTGAGTCAAGCAATTCGTTTAGCTCAACGAAATCGTCTATAACATCGGTTCTTGCTTCGAAACCGTCCGGCCTGTAAGGAATTTTCGAACGATTTACGAAGCAATACCGAAAATCATAGTTTACAAGTTCGCAGTTTACGATCGACTCTATTGTATCGATCGCGCTCATACGTTACACCTTCAAGCCAACTTTTGCGGCATTCTTCCAAGACATGAAGTTCGCCCAAGCAGATGTTGTGCCGTCGTCGTTTTCTTTAACGTCGTTGTGCACGTAAATGCGCATTCCCTCCAACACATCGAGCGCATCCTCGATGAGTTCGGAGTTCGTGAAGTAGTCCTTCGTAAGAAGCGGCTCACCCGGAGTATCGCCCTCGAATTTAAGCATGTCAGATGCAAAGCGCTGAACTGAAAGCTCATCTTTGAAAACGAAGTACTTGAAAATCATGCGGCCTTTCGTGCCTTTGAGTACAATAGGCGCCGAATTCGCTTTGCTGTCGAAGTTGAACGTTACGCCGTCTTCAACGACTTTAAGCTGAAATGCTGCCATCGGAAGTTTGGACGATTTGCTGAGCTTGAGTTCGGCCTTTTTGACTTCACACAGGTAATACCCGTCTTTAAGTTGTGAGAAGCCCGAACCTTCTGCAGAAACGTCTTTAATGTCTGCGGAACCAAGCAATTCGTCGAGTGCGTTAAATACATTTTTAAGATTTTTGTCGTCTGCCATTTTAATTCTCCTTATTTGCCGGCCTTCATAGCCGCTAATTTTGCTTTGATTGCTGCAAGTTTATCGTTCGTCGGAACGGGCGTACTTTCGACAGCAGCAGATGTCGAAGTATCTTCACTACCAGTAAAAGGAGCGTCTTCGCTCACTTTTACTTCGATGTTCTCAACTGTGGACTGCACTTCAGGCTGAGATATTGCTTGGGCTTCGGTTTCAGCCTGAGCTTCCACTGCAGCTTCTTCCGTAGTCTGAGCAGGAGCAGGTTCCGCAGCAGATGTCTGTGTTGCATTCTTCTTTGCTTTGAGCGCCGCAAGCTTTGCTTTCATATCATTTGCAGAAGTTGTAGACTGAGCGGTCTGAGCAGGCTGCTCAATAGACGTGGGAGTTGATGCAGGGGTTTCCACTGCGTTGGGTTCAGTCTTTGCGGGTTTTGCCTGAGTAGGCGCAGGAATTTCGACATTGAGTTTGATTGCTTTTGCAAATTCATCGAAGTCGAGTGGAATGTCGTGAGGAACGCTGTTTTCGTCGACACCCCTGATAATTCCGAACTCATTCTCTTTCGGAACGAGTGAAAGGAAGCGTTTTTTCGTGATTTTTCCATCAGGCTCTTCTTCCGCCGCTGTGTAACATCTTAGGCAGTAACGAACTCTGCCTTCAATCATGTCGAGCACTTTATCAGGTATTCTAGTTGAAGGTGCATAGCATGTGTGTTCAACGCCGCGTCTGTCTTTTTTCGTGAATGTAATGCCGTGGCAGATGAGAATGACATGCTTGTCAGATGCAAGAAGTTTTGAGATTGCGATAAAGAACTCGTTTCTTGTAGCATCATATGCTTTACCGTAGCCAACGTCAGAAACATGCTCGATTTTGTTGCGAACACAGTATTCTTGTTCACACCATCGAAATCCGTCTTCAAGCAAATCGACAACAACGGTTTCATAACCATCGAAGTTTGAATCAAGCGCATCTTTCATTTGTGACCAAGACGTTACATTGATGTGTGCATTGGGATCGACCCCAAATTCATCGAGCCACTCGTAATTTCCATCAGTACAGATGAAAAACGGTTTAGGCGCTTTGCATGCAAATACCGATTTGCCGACACCCGGTTCACCGTATAATAGCATTTTAATTCGTTTTGTCATTTTGTTTTAGTCTCCTTAAGTTTTCTTTATATTTTTTCATGCTCGCCGATATTCGTTGTTTTCTTTCTTCAGGTATCGGCTTACCTCGAAGTTTCAGACCTGCTTTACATCTTGCACCTTCATGCAATTTTCGAGCATGTTCTTCAGAAAGTTTATGACCTCGTTTTGCAGCAGACATCTTTTCTCGAGTTTCGTCCGATACTTTATGACCCTTCAAAGTTTGTGAAATCTTTTGACGATGCTCTTTTGAAAGATGTTCGCCTGTCATACGGTTTCGACCACCTTCAGCAATGTTGTAACCGACATTTACATCACATGTGTCAAACAATTTGATGTAATATTTTTCTTTTTCATCAAGTTCATCATTGGACTCGCATTTGCAAAGCATTTCAACTATAAAGTTGTCAATGCCATACTTATAAATCGCATTCCATAACTTCTTACCTGAACCAAGATACGATTCAAACGTCGATGCACGATGTTGACCAATGTAAATTTTGCCGTTTACACGATTTGTTGTTTTGTAGATGTAGCCAAACATTATCCTGTTTTATTTTTGCTGAGCAGACTCAATACTTGCGTGTCATCGATCGGCTGATATGTTATGCGCAAAATGTTGAAAGCGTTTTGAATATCTGTAAGCGTGTGTTTTTTGCGCTTATCATCAGCCTGAAAGCGTTCAAACATTTCGATCGCAAGCACGTTGTATGTGACTTTACGAACGCGTTTGATGTTTATGCTGAACTTTTCGTGTTTCGAATGATACGTTACACGAGCTCTGTTTTTGCATTTTACACACACATTGTCGCCATCAATCCAGAACTCATATTTTGCATTCATGAATGCAAGTTCATCAGGCGTAAGCGCTCTGCAATTATTTGCAAGCGGCTGTTTAATCTTCCGTGCCATCATTATCACCTCCTTTTAATATTTCACAAGCATCTACTTCGTATGGCATTTTTACGTTTGTGACAAGCTTAATGTCCATACGAATAAGTTTGAGCTTCATGTTAAGCGTCTTGAGATAAAGCATAATTAAGTCGTCGTCGATATAATACTCTTTACGAAGTTCTTCGATAAACTTCGTGATGTTCTCTTCGCTTTGTTTAAGTTCAGCAAAGTGTTGAATGTATAAGGGTTCGAACATCGAATATTTATTCAGAACTCGTGAATAATCTGCATCAGCACAACGCATATCAAGTTCAATACAATCTCGTTTATCACTGAACATGTGCTCCTCTTCGTCCCATACAAAGTCGCTAATCGCATACAACACATACGCATTCGGTGTATGATAGAAGATGTCGTAGAAGTCGCTCTTCCCATACGACGTCTTTGCGTTCGAGAAGTTGATGAAGAAGAGTTTGTTGTCGACAATCGTTTGCGCACAGTCCGCCATGTGAGATAAGTTGTCAATGTATGAATTGAGTAAACTCTCGTCGATGTCTTTCTTCGGAAACTCGTGATAGTTCACATAGTTGTCGCTGTTCGTTTTGTACTCCCAACGCATTCTGTTAATGAACTCCGACTCGTTCTCTGTTTTCTTCTGACGTATCGCAGTCTTCTTGATGTTGATGATGCCCACCTTAACGACCGGAACGTCCGGAAATTCAGAGTTGAGCATGAAAATGTACCGGTAAATCTGGTCGAGATAGCCTTCCCAATCAGGTTCGTACGTTGATGTTTTGTAGTCGATGATAACAAACCCTTTGTTTGTGAGCAACAACAAATCGATGATACCCACAAAATCATGATGGTCAAGCTTCTCTAAGAATGACTTGAGCTTGCCAGTCACATAAAGCTCATGCGTTTCTTCAAGTAATTCAAGCTTTTCACCTGTGTCTGGGTCAACAAGTATCTGTTCAAAAATCTCATCTTTGTGAGTGAGATACCCGTATACCATTGCTTCAGCCAACACTTGCTCTCGTGTATATGCATCGCCTTGCTTGAATGTGCCTTGCTCCTTGAAGTACTCCGATAAATCGTCTGTCTCATGTTCGATGCCCCAATGAACTGCAGACCCAATTGCGAGTGCAGGCTTTTCAACTTTCGTCCAAATACCCAACTCATAAGTGAGTCTGTAGCTCATCGGACAAGATATGAGTTTTGCGAGTTTTGAATGTGAGAGCTTCATACGATTTTCACCACGCCTTCAAGCTCAAGCTCATCGATCGTTTTCCAATTCGTTGAAATGCACAACTCATCGTCATTTGCGTAATTTACGACAAATTTTACAACCTGATTTTCGTCGAACTTCGAACGAATTTGCGCTTTTGAGTAGTAGTTGTTGATAAATGCAACGCTCTCCTTGTTGTCACCCTCAAAGAGTTCGAGTTCGTTAATGTCAGTTCCAACCTGAATGCCTGCGGCGATTTTATAAATCTGTCCACGCTTTGCAGTCGCTACCTTTGCACTTTTTTCTTTGGGCTGAGACACACAGTTGATTTGCACTTCGGAGAAAAGCTTCTCGGTTCGTGTAAACACACCGTCTTTTTGCTTGAGCCACCACATAACGTCGTTTGTATCGACAATAAGTGCCGCATCTTCGCAAGCAAACGAACAGATGTCGTCCGGCTTTGACTTGAAGATGTCCACAACTTCAGGCAATTCAATAAATTGATGAAGATGTAAATACGGAGTGCTTACACTCGTATCATCAACGACGATATGAACAAGCTCGTCTTCTTTTTTGATGTACGAACAGAATTCGTTGAAACGCTTTTGCGTGAACTTACCGCCCGTAGCATCGATGGTATAAATATCGGCCATTGTTTGGTCCTCCTTGTTTTATCTTATATTTATTATATCACATTTAAATTTAAAAGTAAACTACTTTTGAGTACTTTTTTAAAAAATTTTTCGAAAAGTTTCCAAAACTTTTCTCGTTAGATGGCAAGAGACTGAATTGCTTCAGTCTCTTATAAAACGTGAATTACTTTTGTAAAATTATGACGTAATCAATGGCTTCACTTCTAATCAACACAGGTCCATACTTGATGAACATCTTCGATGTTGCATTTGTATTGAAGTTGTCAACCTCTTCTTTTGTGAGGCCTTCAAGAATAATGGGACAACGTTTACGATGCAAGTAAATGCGAAGTGTGTAGAATTGTGTTGCATTGACTTTCATATTCTCTTCTCCCATTTTAGTTTCTCCTATTCTTACGAACGAGCTTGTGCGTTTTCGGGTCGCGAACAAGTCGACCGTCTGCAAGACGAGCAAAGAAGTCGCGTTTATTCTCTGCTTTGTAGGCTTGCCTGTTGTTCTCTTTACACCAAGCTTTATAGTCGCTTTCAGTCACACCAGCGACGCTATAGATTTGCTTGTTCATTGATTTGACTCCTTTATGTTTTATATTGCTCGTTAAGCAGAGCAAGTGCTTCGTCGGCAGGAAGCGATTCAAGATATGCAGCTTCTTCGACTGTGAGTATCGGTTCCTGATTTATCGATCTGTTTGCGTTGAATTCTGTCACAATCTCACGATTTGGCGGAACGCTCTTTTTTGTTACGTTTTGTTCGAGTAACGATTTTATCGCACCCACACTCAAATCTTTAATAAGAATATTCACGTCACGCATCGCCAACACAGACGGGTCTCCTATCGAAGCGAGCTTGAGTTGATTGAGCTCGATGAGCATTCGTATAACGGCAAGCTTGTCACGTGTTGGCAAACGATCTGCAGTAGGAATTTCACTGTCTTCAATAAGCGAAGTAAGATAGCCACCAATTTCAGTTAAGTTCATCATTTTCTTTGAGAACTGTCGATGATAGAGAGCTCTTGAAATACGACGAACTTCTTGCTGAACAGGATATGATGTGAATAGCTCAAGCGCACGATCGTTTTCAATGTGACAAAACATCGCAGCGGTTAAAATATTACGATGCTCGATATAATGACGAACAAACTCTTTTGTTGTAACATCAAGTTTATATTTATTCAGTGGGTCAACAACAAGCGAATATTGCGGGTCTGTATCGAGCATCTCTTTATATTCTGCCTCAATAAGAGTGCAGTTTTCTTGAGCAATTTGCAACGCACGCTCTTGAATGGCGAGCTCAGCTTGCGCATTTTTCTTAACTTTTGTTCGTGCCATGCAAATCACCTCCTTATAGTCTCATAAGAGCTCAGTCTTTCCTGAGAGCCAGTCTCTTTTGCTTTCTCAAAAGAACGACATAAAACACACACTCACGCCCAAATTGTGAGCTTTACTTTTCACACGTCTTTTGTCATATCGACAGTGTTCTGCTTATCGCTTGAACATGTAATTTGACGCAACGCTCGGGGCTGGAGCTTCAGACAAGATTTGAACTTGCAACCTGAACTTTACAAGAGTCCTGCTCTACCAATTGAGCTACTGAAGCACGTGTCCATAGCCAGTATAATTAGCGTTCCTTCTAATCAGAGGACGGACTTGAACCGTCTGGACAATGGCTGCTGAGATACGATTTGAACGTATGTATAATGGAGTCAAAGTCCAATGCCTTAAACCACTTGGCTACTCAGCAATATCTTAATTATATTATATCATATATTTTCTTGAATGTAAACCAAATTGAGTACTTTTTTGAAAAAATTTTTGACAAATTTTCAAGTTCAAGCCAGTTCACAAGAATGATTTCGTGATATCTCAGAGAAATAAGCTTTGTAAATAATAAGAATATTAAACAAACGCTATAAAGTGTCTTAGAGTTAATCTAGTGAACTCACGTGTATACACGTATGTATATATAAAAATAGTATACACACGCGTGAGTTATTCAAGACCGTAGTTTTTAAAAATTTCTCGAACGACGTGCCATAGTCTATTCGCATCATCATTCGAAAGCGAGCGTTTAGGTGATAGCAAGAACTCAGCAAACTCTGTCTGAATATCAACCAACATGAGTTGCAGCTCATGAGGAATGTTTTTTGGGTTCGATTTGATGAACTGCTCACGCTGGTCGATGACAGGTTTGTCGAGGTCTTTAAGATGTATCGTCTTAGGTATGTTCATATTAGAAGAGATTTTTGATATCGAGCTCTTTACGAGATGCCAGATAATCACACATGTGAACGAATTGCTGTATCGGTGTCGTAGGCGTCGGAAGCACAATATCCGGCGAGTATTTGCTCGTATTCCACTGACCCATGTGAGATGCGATCGCGTAAGCAATGAACAACACAGGCTCGAGAATATCACGAGTTATTTCGGGGTTGAATGAGTAAATCGCAAAGTTATTCATGTCAGGCATGTCAATGCCGTAAGTGTTGAGCACTGCTTTCGCTGCAAGAATAGGATGGTCGAAACGAGTGTAGTCGCTTTTCACATTGTCGTCAAGACCAGACTTGCGAGTATCGTGTAAAATCACTGCACCGATCGCACAGTCAAGCTGAAAACGAGTGAGGTTTAAGGGATTGGGAGTTGAGAGAATGTTTGCAAAAAGCGCCGCAGCTTTCGTATGACGAACGAGTCCGCCTTTGCCGAGCGCGTAATCTGGGTGGTATTTGCCTGTTGAAGATGCAGGTATTTCGAAGAAGTAATTCGGAACTTCCGAGAGCAAGTCTTCAACTATTGTTCTGACAATGGGAGACTCAATATATGAGAGCTCCTTTTTGAAAACTGCAACTTTCTGTTCTGCTGTGAGTATAGGGTACATGCTAGATTTCGTCTCCTTTATATAAATTCTGAATGAATGCGTCAATCTCATCAATTGACATAGTTTTAGTCTGAACGAACTCGATGTTGAATTTTTCGAGTTGAATATTGGCTTCGTTCAAAAGTGTCTGTGCAAACTCGTCCGGATAGCCTTCGGCATATACGACACGAGTAATGCCCGAGTTTATAATTTGTTTCGCACATATTGAGCACGGTTGATGTGTGCAGTAAAGAGTTGCGCCTTCAATCGAAATGCCAAGCTTTGCTGCCTGCAAAATTGCGTTTTGTTCGGCGTGTATCGCATAGCATACTTCCTGACAAGTGCCTGACTCAATGTGCTTTGTTGTCCGCATGCACTCGTTACGCTCAACACATGTCTTGATATAAGCCGGCGCACCGTTGTAGCCTGTTGTGAGAATTCTGCGATCGCGTGTAATGACTGCTCCGACCTGACGACCAGGTCGAATGCATGAACTCCACGTTGCAATCTCCTTCGCAATGCTCATAAAGCGAGCGTCCCATTTGAGATTATTTAGCCGTTCACGCATTGAATCTGAGATTCTTGGAATGTCTATCATAATTTACCTCCTTTGATGATAGAGATGCAGATAATACGAGTTAATGATTGATGTTATGTGGCATTTATTTGTCAATATCGTCTTTCGAAAGCGTTTCACGAATTGTGTTCATGTTCGTTTGTATCACAAGTTTGGTACAAATATCGCAAATGCGTGCGAGCCAATATTGAACGGTGTTCATATACGCATTTACATCAAAGTTATTTGAGTTCATACACTGCTCAAGATTGAACAGATAAGTGTTTAATGTTGTCATGAACGATTCAAGACGATTGATACGAAGAAGTTCAGCATTATCCTCGGCAAATTCACGCAATTTTTTGCTAAGCAACAACGCCTTAAAGTTTAACATAAATGAGTTAAGCTCTTTATCATGATGCTCACGCAAAATGAGCGAGTTGAGCTTGGACTGAGCATTACACACTTCAGCAAGCATGTTATGAACGATATAGTTTTTCATAGTTTTGAGTCTCCTTTTATTTATCTTGATTATATTATATCACAAACATTTCGATTTGTAAACTACTTTTAGGTACTTTTGAAAAAATATTTTGCAAAAGTTTTAAGTTTTAACTTTCAACTTAAAGCTTAAAAGTTAAACGAGCACATATTACTTACGCTTTCGGACAAAGTCCAGTCTCTTTGCATATTTTGCGCGCATTCTCATCGTCACAGACATCACACCAACCGGCGGCTTTCGAGTATTGAACAAGCTCTTCATCTGGGTCTGCACCGCAGTTAGGACAATATGCATAACGTCCAGGTCGTTTGTACTGATGTCCACAATACACGCATGTAATGAGATGACCGACATCTAAGAAACTCATACTTATCACCTCACAACACGGAGCTCACGACCATTGTATGTCATGACTCTGACAAAGGGTTTGTTACCGTATGTGAATGGTATTGACGAAATGCCGAATGCCTTTTTGACGATCTGAGTGAATGACATCGGCGTCTCTGTGTTGCCAAGATACAATTGCAAAAAGCGTATCGATACAAATAATTGGTTGTTTAAGAAGAAGTCTTTCGTATTGCCAGAATCTTGCACTTCACCGTCGTCAATCGCAATATTGTTCGCAATAAATGCATCTGCAGACGTAAGTCCCAACATCTTGGCTTCAGGCGAAGCGCAAATTCTTGCTCTTGGAGAAGTTGTGAAGAACGAAGACTCGAATAATTTTTTATTCTCGTCAGACTTTGCAACGAATGTCATGAGCTCGTCAATTTTTATTGCACTCAATTGAGTCTGAACATCAAGATTGACATCGGTGTAAGAATAGTCCCAGTCATTCACAGTAAATCTGAAGTATTGAGTAAAGCTTGTAGTCGCATGTGCAATGCCGTACATAGCAAGATACACAAAAATTGTTGTATTCGTCACATCATCTTTGAGCTCTTTCAATGAGTCACTGAATGAAGTGTCATAATAATCACCTTTTCGTAAGAAGTCTTTATTGTAGTCCCATGTATAAAAGATGTCAATCATATTGATACGACGTAAGAAGCCCATTGTCGTATCAGAAAATTTGATGTTGTCTTTGTCGTTACCTGCGAAAATATACTTGCAGTTTATAATGCCTGAATAACGAGGCTCATTTTTGTTCTCAATTGATTGATACATCGAACCGGTTAAAGCTTTAATGACTTTCGACTCGGTGTATTTTTTCGCAGACGTTTCCAAAAAGATATTGTGCGACTTGTTTGCAAGTGAACCGGTTACGAACCTGTCTTTCTCAATTGTGTCGAAGTCAATCGAAGCAGGTCTTGGAACTAATCTATTGGTAAAGCACCCATCAAACAATGAGTTCTTGCCGTTTTGTCCTGCGCCTATGAAGAGCACAAAATATTGAGCAAAATTCTGTAAACATGTATAGCCTAAAATCTCACACAAATGCACAAACTTTTGACGATCGAACTCATCAATATTATTGTGACTCATATTATAAATAAGTTCAAACGCAAACATGCGGTTCTCTTCATTTATAATCTTCAAGCATTCAATGAGATTATCAACGTCATCATTCATTACATCTATAGGTAATGGCTCAAAGTGATAGTTGAGATACCACTGAATAATGTACATCGTATCGTACGTGTACATAATATTTGATACTTGTTTGATGTACGTCGTGTCATACATGAAGAACCATTCGTTTTTACGAAAATCATACACACCGTTCGAGAATGCAACACAACCGTCAGGCAAATACTGCGCGTATTTAAGTCCCTCACTCTTTGCGATATTCTCATCGAATGTGATACGCGGAAGCGTTGTAGCGAGGTTACGACAGAATGAACCAATAATTCTATCAATGCGCTCGTCAATATCATCGGAACGAACGGTAAAGTACTTGTAACGCAAAATTGCGTACAAATTATCTTTCACAATTTGCTGTGCTTCTTTCTCTGCACAGAACTGGAAGTTTATCTCGTTAAATCTCTTAGCGAGAAAGCCATGCTCACACGAAAACACGTTGATGTCGTTCGCCAACACTGGCTGCCACTCATGCAATGCTCTCGCAAGCAACTTTTCGGTATCAAGCTTTTCACTAATCGACTTGAGACTGTCTGACATTTTACTCATAGCGAGTCCTCCTTAAACTTATCTTGATTATATTATATCATAAATTTTTAAGCTTGTAAACTACTTTTATATACATTTTACAAATTAAAAAATAAGATTTTAAGCTTTGTTTTAAGGTTCGTTTTAAGCTTCTGTAAAAGACCTTAAAGTTAAAAAATGACTGCTCAAAAGCGATATATTTTTTAAGCTTTGAGGTAGCAAAAACGGCACCTTAAAAGGAAGCTTAAAACGTTTAGTTTACTTTCCAAAATAACTAGCTACTTTTCGGCCCGCGCGTCTTCTATTTTTTTAACCTTTTAAGAAAAAATAATATATAATATAGAGGGTATAAATAGGGGAATATATATATAAATATTAAAAAAAGTTTAAAAGGTTAAAAAATGAGCATCGAGAACGTTTTAAGCTTCTCATAGGGAAGCCCAAATTTTGAGTGAAGCTTAAAAAATTGCTTGCACGCATGTGTTACGTACATGATACACGATTTCAATAAATCTTCGTGTAACGTGTATGTACATAGAAAATTTTTTTTAAAAAAGTGCTTCAAAAGGGTTTACATTTGTGTTAGAATATGATATAATAATTATAGGAAGTAAGGTTTAGGAGGTAGCTATATGTCCGGACTGCAAGATGAAATGCTCAAGCTCATGGCTCAAGCACAAAATCTTGGGGCAGGTAACGACTTCGAACACAGAATTAACGACACTGCAGACAAAATCAGAGAGAGTGCGAAAGAGAGTATTCCTATGAAAGACTCATACGGAAACTCTCTTTTGTCGATTGGCTCGGAAGATGAGAGTGCTAAGTTCTCAACATACGGGTTTGACAACAACACGCTCAACTGGTGGCTGTGGCTCGCTTTATATAACGACTCTTGGGTGTTCAGACGCACGATAGACAAGCCTTCACAGGACATGATACGTGCAGGCATCACACTCGCAGGCTCGAACCCTAAGTTCAAAAATGTAATGCGCAAGCTTCAAGCAAAGCGCACAGATTTCATAAATCTCTTACAATGGGGCGCGCTTTTCGGCGGCTCGATAGCGTGTGTGTTGTTTGATAACTTCACAGATGACGATTATAAACTTCCCATGAATATAGAGAAAGCTCGTCAGGCGAAGACGATGAGATTTTATGTCGTTGACAGATGGTATGGCGTCGCTCCTTCATCTGAAATAGTTGAGGACATGAAATCTATTGATTATGGGAAGCCTAAGTCTTACGAGGTGACGTTCGCAGATGGCGTCACTAAAACGTTACATCACGATTTTGTGTTGAGATATGAACACAGAACAGCACCTAAGCTCATCAAGAACGGGCAGCTTCAAGGTTGGGGTTATGCTGAAGGCGCGCATATTCTGGGAGAATTGAGCAGAGATGAAAAGCTTAAGAATAGTGTTCAATCACTCATAGATAAGTCGCTCATTGAGGTCATTAAAATGGCTGGTATGCGCGGCATTTTCATGGGTCAAGACGCTGAGAACGAAGAGCAGTTAAGAAAACGCCTCGAGATGGTGAACTGGGGACGCAATTTCAACAGTTTAACGTTCTTAGATAGAGAGGACGAATATCAGGAGCATGGCTTCGCTGGTCTCACAGGACTTTCGGATTTACTTGAACAGAACATGTGGCAGATAAGCGCAGCTGTTGAGATGCAAGGAGTGTTGTTTGGTGATTTGAAGCAAGGCTTCTCAAACGACACTGACGCACTTGAGAGATATGATGAGACAATAAACGGGCGTTGTGAGAGTTATCTAAGACCAGTATACGAAAAGTTCTTAGGAATTCTTTTTCAGCTCGAGGACATAGATGAAAAAGTTGAGTTCACGTTCGACTCTCTTCTTGTCAAAAAACAAGACGAGGACAGAATTGAGGGACTCAACAAATTCGTCGACTTATGCGCTAAGCTTCAAGACACGGGTGTACTCACACCTATACTTATAGCGAAAGCGCTTCAAAAATACGTCAACAATGGCGAAATCGACTTCGGACTTACGGAGGACGAAATCAAGAAACTTGATAACAAGTTCGAAGAAGAGTTGGAGAATATTAAGATAGGAGAGTAGCAACACTGTGGCCAAACTGAGCACTCAACAAAATACACGATTGCTCTACAAAGGTCGTTACTTTCTCGTCTTTTACGACAAGACAGATGAAGAGCTCAAATATATGTTTGACAATGTTCGTGATATTCTCAAGTTTATGGGACAAGAGGTCACACGCTCGAACGTCAATCGAATAAACGTAGAGCTTTATCGAGCACTAGCAAGCAAAGAACATTTTTGTCGCTTCTTGACAGGCGAAGTGTTGCGAGTTTACATGATATCAAACGACGATGTTGATTGAGATAAATAAGAATTAAAAAGGAGAACACAACAATGGCAAAATTTGTGCAAATTCAGTCGAGCATCACAATTAAGGCGACGACAGGTCTGCAGAACAAGGACGTAACGAATCCGGACGCACACGTTGCAGACAGGCTCAAGGTCAATCCAGAATGGCCGAAACATCAAGTGCTCATTCGTGAGGGCGTACACAGATACCCGGCCGAAATCACGAACTGGCCGAGCGTCAAGGCGCTTGCGAACGACAAGATTTTAACAATCGGTTCGATAAGCGAGGTCGCTGAGAGCGAACTCAACGACGAAGAGCGTGTATCGCTCAACACTGCGACTGAGGCAAAACGGGAGTTCAAAATGCCTGATATCGAGGTTGACGATGCACCTAAGAGCGAGAGCAAGAAAAAGACGCTCTCACTTAGCGATTTAGTGGGCAAAGACTAAATATCTTTGCTCTTACATAAGGAGTGAACGACAATGGCGAATAACTTTAAACCGTGGGTTGACTCACCGGTAAAACAAGTTCAATCTGCAGATGTGTTTGCAAAAGATTTGCAAAGGATTGACGGCTTCAAAGCTGGCGACCCTGCAAGTGCGTTACGAGTCAACTCTGCGTTAAGACAAGCGAATGTCGTCGTTGCCGGACTTATGCAAATGTGTGATGACATCAAGACACTCCCTGATGGACTGAGCTTGGTCTCAACTGTCACACAAATCAAAAACGCAATCAAGGCCGCAATCGATCAGCTCGATGCAACAGTGTTGGCGAATGCTAAGCGCTACACTGACACACGAGAAGAAGCTGTAAACGGGAAAATCACGAATCTGCAAAATCAGGTCACAACTAATAAGAACTCGATTGATACGCATGAAATACGACTTAATGAAATTGACGATGAGATTGCAGGTTTAAGCGGTGGGACATCAACACTGACGACAAGAGTCGGAACGCTTGAGATTAAGATGACTGCTGCTGAGACGAACATCAAAAATTTGCAAGGGTATTATGAGGTCGACTTAGAAACGAGTTCATGGAACAGTTCTGCCGGCACTTATACTTATACAATAGACGCGGCAACACACAAGCGTGGGATACGACCGCGAGTACACACATACGTGAACGATGAAGAGACTTACAATTCGCCTAAGATTGACTGGACAACTGGCGATGTCACTCTTTATTCGAACATTCAGGTTGCAATGAAGGTGCTCATATATTAAGCAAAAGGAGGTGAGAGCAAATGATATGCAAATGTGAATTGCCAACGACTAATGACTACGGCATTACGCTTGTTCAAGGCGACTATGGTTCATATCTGTTCAACATCACGAACAGTGACGGCACTGCACTTGATAACGTGAATTCTGTGATTTTCACTTGCTCTCGGCTTAAGGTTCAGGAGTCACTCAGTCAGCTTGCAGATAATATCTTTTCGCTCATACTCAACTCAGAGTTGACTAAGACATTCACGCCCTGCACTTGTTCGTATGATATTACGATAAAATTCAATGACGATGCGACGCCTTACACCGTCATAAGGAGTGCAAGCTTGACAATACTTAAAAAGGAGAACCCATTAAGTGGCTAAGGAGTTTGCGGCGACAATATGCAGAGTTAATTCGTTTGCTGCTTCGTTAAAACAGCCTCCGAAGTTTAATACGAATGTTGCGTCAATACTAATTCGTTCAGATAGTTCGTTCAAAGGCGGGTTCGAAAAGTCGACTGATTTGGGCAAAATCTCTGCGTATGACGGTGATTATGCAGATGTTTATGAGACAGGAACTCGATGGAAATTTATGAATGCTAAGTGGGTTGATACAGGCGAAAAAATTCCACTAAACCCGGCTTACGCAACACAAGCTCAGTTGCGCTCAACGAATGAGAGAGTCGCCACTCTCGAATATGCTATCGCAAATCCTAAGCTCGTCATTACAATAATCTAAAATCTGCTCAAACCTCAATCATGGGGGAGGGGGCAAAAAAAAAAAAAAAAAAAAAAAAAAAAAAAAAAAAAAAAAAAAAAGGAGAATAACATGGCTTCATTGGAACTTATTACCAACCTAAAACTGATTAAAGACAGAGAGGATAAACCTTTACCAACAGAACTTCCTGTCGGCTATATGGCTTTTGGTGTTGTCGGTGGTCGTGTCTCTATTTGGGGCAATTACAATGGCACCGTTGAGGACCTTGTCGAAAAAGGCTCGCACACTGTAATAATCGTTCAGCAGACAGGTACGGCTACGAATCTTGTCATGTCTCAAAAAGCTGTGACAGACGCTATCGCATCAGCAAAGAAGGATATAACAGACAATCTTGGAACTGCTGCGGCAAAGGACGTAGGCGCAGCAGCAGGCAACGTGCCTGTGTTGGATGCAAACGGCATGCTTGTTGAGAGCGTTATTCCTGCAGTTGCTATTACAGACACATTCGTTGTAAACAGCCAAACTGCAATGCTTGCATTGAACGCACAAAAAGGTGATATCGCAATTCGAACTGACATAAATAAATCTTTCGTTTTGCAGGCTCAACCTGCTTCAACACTTAAGAACTGGAAGGAGCTCCTTACTCCGACAGACAGTGTGTTGAGTGTGAACGGTAAAACAGGCGCAGTCATTCTTACAGGCGCAGACATAACGAGCACATTCACTACTGCAACAACACGGACGAATATTGCGACAGGCGAAACATTGCCAACGTCACTTGGCAAAATCGCCAAATGGTTCGACGATTTGAAAGGTCTTGCGTTCAAGGATACAATCGTTGCAGCGACAGATATTTCGGGCGTTGTGCCTGCTGCAAACTTGCCTATTGCGTCAGCGAGTGAAAAAGGTATTGCGAGCTTTGGGAACGGCTTAAGTATTTCGAACGGTGCTGTAAGCGCGAAAGCTGGTCAAGGCATTATCGTGGACAGCACTGGCATTAGAGCCGACGTTGTTTTGAAAATTGACGTTATCTAATAAGGAGGTCGATGTATGGCTGCATTTGAATTGACATCAAATCTTAAATACATCACTTCAGGCACAATACCTACGAAGACTACTTTGCCGAGTGGCAATTTCGCTTTTGGAGTCATTGACGGAAAGCCCAGACTCTTCGGAAATGTGAACGGCGTAATCAATGAATACGGGCTCGAAACAAGCACGCCGTATGTTGTCACCTTAGAGATAAGTTCGTGGACTTGGAGTGACGGTAATTACAGTTATTCAATCCCAGCTACAACACACGGCAAAGGCGCTTATCCGAGTGTACACACATACGTGAATGACGAGGAAACATACAACTCACCGCGTATAGACACGAGCGGAAACATAACACTTTACTCGAATGTGGACGTTTCAATGCGAGTGGTGATAAAATAATAAGGAGGTAAGAATATGAAAACAACTAATGGCATTATTTTAGATGGTAATAAGTTATCTGTTCCTGAAATTTCGAATGCTGGTTTTCACAATAGTATCTATCGTGAAAAGGACATCTCTTCGTATTTGACGGACGGCAGTTTATGGGAACGAATTTCGAGTGGAACGTTTGATGACCTCTTTGTAGGCGATTACTTTGAAGTCGATCTTTCTGGAACACACGTCATGCGAATTGCTGGCTTTGATACATTCTATAAGACGTATGACGGAGAAAACGGAATGAACAGTCATCATGCTATTATTATTCCGGATGACTGTTTGGAAATACAACAGATGAGTGACATAACTATCATAGAGGGCTACGTCGATACAGATATGTTCAAGGTATTCCTTCCTTTCTGGGCAACTGCGCTTGAAGAATTTATTGGAGTGGACCATGTGTTGAATGTTTATGAGTATCTTACGAGCCATGTCGATGACAATGCAAAGAACTGTCTAAGACCGGACTTAACAGGTGCATCAAACGCATGTACATGGACAGCGTCAAAGGCGAACTTGTTATCGGAGACTGAAGTGTTTGGCTATATGTCTTATTCGAGTTCAGGTTATGAAAATGGTATGAGCTGTTATGGTCAGCTTCCTTTATTTAGATTGAACCCATCGAAGATTATAGTAAAGGAAAGCGGTATTATCGGTTATTGGCTACGTAATGTCGCATGCGACAACCACTTCTGTGCTGTTGATTTTCAAGGCGCACCGATGTACGAGAACATCCACGTGTCTGAAGGCATTGGCGTTCGTCCTCGCTTTATAATTGGCTAATTGACAATCTTAAGGAGAAATAAATATGAACAAACGTGAGAAAATTGAACGCATCAAGACTCGTATTTCTGAGCTTAAAAATATGCTCTCGGCGCAATCGTCTACTATTGGCGATTGGAAATTAATAAAACAGTTTGAAGCGTCTATGCAAGGCTTAAACGCGCCTTATACAAATGAAGAAATGAAAGCTTATCACGACTCTCGAGCAAAAGTTCGTGATGAAATCAACAAACTGGAAAATGAACTTACTAAGGAGATATAACAACGATGGAGCAAAAAACTTTCGAATACAAAGACAACATTTATCGCATTCGTAAGATGAACGCAATCGAGGCACTCGCATTACGCTCAGCATCAGATATGAAGAGCGTTGCGGGCGCTAAGCAGTTTTTCACTGATGTGCTTGAACGCATTGAAGTTCAGGCTGGTGAAAAGTGGCTGCCGGTCAAACAAGAGAATGCAAACGTGTATTTGCCTGACGGAATTCAGGACGACTTCACAGGTGTTCAGCTTCTCATCGAGTTCTTCATGAAGGAGTTCTTGACACCTTTTTTCGAGAAGTCCGTCGAATAGAAAGTCTTGCACCAAGCATGCCTGTCGACGGAGATATTGATTTGCTGAGGACACAACGAGTTGACTCAATCGTGTATGCACTCGTAAGCAGTAAGTTCACAACACTTGCTGAGCTTAAGAACACATACACTTGCTGGGAGGCACTTGACTTATATGAGATATATACTGTGAATGCCTATAACAAAAATTCAATTCATAAAAGTATTCGCAAATAACACACAATTTCACAGGTTAACTTCTGAGACACTTCGTAGGTTTTGTAATATAAATTTATTTATTTTAAATCTTGTGTCTCAGAAGTTAACTGGTGACTTCAAGAGTAATATGAAAAGGAACGTTGCATGAAAAAGTTTTTATTCTGGTTTATACAATGCACATGGGGAATTTTACAAACATTTGTCGGAGCAATGCTCTGGCTCATTGTGTCAAGTAAAATCACAGATTATGGCTGGTACAGAAAAGCGAGTGTTTCGATAGTGTTGGGGTCTCAACTACAAGGAGCAGTTTCACTTGGTGCATTCATTCTTTGCTTTCATACTCCTGGCGAAAACACGCTTAAACATGAGTTTGGGCATTGTATTCAGAGCTTGATACTTGGACCGTTGTTCTTATTCGTAATTGGGTTACCGTCACTCATTTGGTGTGGTTGCTTCGAAAAGTATAGACAAAAACACAATATCTCATATTATGCGTTTTACACTGAAAAGTGGGCGAACAAACTTGGAGGCGTTAAATAACGTCTCTATTATGGACTTGAAATGGTGTCGATTGCAAGTAATGCTATATGTCAAAACTTACAAGACTTGAGTTCAATTCTCAGCGAGTCCACAAAATAAACACAAGGAGGTCGAATAATGGAAGATTTTCATATTGACATGGGCGTTCGCTTCACACCCGATGAAGATAGCGTTGAAGAGATAAACAAGTTATTCGACAACTTCAAGAAAATCAAAGTCTTTGGCGGAGACGAGAATGTTTCAAGAATGCGTCAACAGTTTGATGATTTTAATCTGAGACGCAGCAGCTTGCAGCAAACTCGGAACATGTTACAGCTATATCGAGACGCTAAAGGCAAAGGCGACGACTATAACGACGCTACAACACAACAGCTCATCAAATACATGAAGGAGCTCATTGGGAGTAACGAAAAATTAGCTGAAGAATTTGGCAACAACGTAAAGACAGACCTCGAAGAAAGCACTGAGGTCATGATTGGCAATCTTAAATCGCAATTCCTCGACAAAATCTCAA